CTTGATTATCATGTTGAGAAGTTGTACCCGCAAATGCATGACCAATAGTGAGAGTATCACTTTCAGCATCAGCTTTCATTGTAATCCATCTATTACCAGGGATAATAGTAAATGTTGCAACATGATTATTTGCTTCAATCGTACCTGCGGCAGATATTCCATCGGTTACTACAGAGCTGGCATTTCCAATTGTTAAGAACTTAAATCCATCTGGCAATCTATAAGTATGTGTCTGATTATGAGTAATATGACCAGCTGCATCAAACTGCATATCCTGCATTGTGAAGGTCTGACTATTATCTAAATCAGTTACTTCTGCAATAGCAGTTGTAGTTGGAGTGTGAATTTCATGCGCAATAGTAATACGGTCATTAGCCGCATCGGTTGCCATTCTAATCCACTTATTGCCAGTATAAATACCAAATGTATCTTGTGTATTATCTGCTGCTGCAATAACTGAATCTTCAGTTACACTCAATTGTGCTACTGAAGTACTTTCACCATTAGTCTTGAAATATTTAAATCCATATGGCAATCTAATTGGATGTGTGTTAGTACCAACAACATGACCCATCTTATCCACGATTGGAGTGAAAATATTAAACTGGTCAACCGCAGGATTGTTCAAGTCTAAGAGAGACTTAGTCTGGTCTTGAACGGCCTGGAAGTTGTGATGAATAGTAATCAAAGGATTTACTGCCTTGCCTTTGGAGTTAACAATTTCTCCGCTAACATGCATTGTAATCCACTGGTCTTGCATTGCATCAACATTTGCTGCTTTTGGATAGATATCTGCGCCAATACCCTTACGGTAAGTAGCTTCAGATGTTTTTTCAACATTACTTGAAGTAAGCTGTTGTGTATTCCAATCAGTGCTTTGTACTCTGCCATACTCATCAACAATCATTAAGCGATGAGGAATCATCTTATCAAAACGATTGATAATGTCATTCAAAGTATTTAAAGCACCTTGTACAGTTGCTCTATCTCTGGTAAGTTTATCATCAGTCAATAAGAGTTGATTGATTTTCAAAATCAAACCATGAATAGTGTTAAGGTTTCTCGCAAAACCTGTCAACTGAACTAAGTCATAGGTTTCTTTTCTTGTACCTAAGGTTACGGTCGCTGGGATGGCTCCCGCATATACATTCCATTCAGCGCCCTTTTCATAAACACCAGCTTTATCTTCGATAACGTAATAAGTCTTCTTATCATACAATGGAGTCTCATTAGTGTCTGGCATGTCTGGCTCACGAACGATTTCATATTCACCAGTGATAGGGTTCTTGGAATAATATTTATTAGGCTCATAGAACTTAACAGTATCAGGAACTGGAGTAGGTCCATCCACGAATACATAGTAAGGATTATGAGTTTTCTTATCATAATGGTCAAGTAAGTAACTTCCCATTCCATCATTAGAAGTCAAATAATGATATCTATGAGGAACATAGAATGTAGACTGAGTTTTGCAAGCATACTCAGGGTCAGTTACTTTCTCTTGGTCTGTATAAACGAAATTATATTCGTCTCCCTCTTTCTTAACACCAAAAACAAAGAATTTCTGTTCAGAATCATAAACTGCTTCAATTTGGTCTGGTGTTACAAGAGAGTATCCAATAAATTCACCATCGTCGTTATATTCTTTAAAGTAGAAAGTATCTTCTTGATAGAGCGCCAATCTTAATGGAGTAGGTTCAATTACCAAATGTCCAGTAGTAGGAACAAGACGAATTTCTCTCAAGAAGTAATCTAAATCTGGATTAATGATTTCTTCAGTGTATAATTTATAAACACCTTCACCATCATCATAAATATAAAGGTCGTAATCAAAACCATCTTCAAGAATTTCTTCATAAGAAATTGGTGGATAGTGAGTTTCTTGAATGTATAATGGTTTATCAGATTCTTGGCTATCTTGCTTAATTGCAAAATGTCCAGCTTTCTGATTACCGAAATATTTTCCTTCTGGCTCATTATCGATTCTATATTCGCCAGTATCTGGGTCTAAATAATAGTACTTACCTGGAACATAAAGTCCATCATAACCGCCAGCTTTATCATTTGAAATATCAAATACTCTATTATTGTCGATTTTATAGTAAGTTCTATTTAAGGTTGGTGCAAGTGCTGAATCAAGCAAATAAGAACCGTTTTGTTTATAATAGTAAGTATTCTGTACATATGCACCACTTAAAGGGCGCTCTTCAAGGTCATTCTCTTCATCAATTGTGAAATACTTATGTCCTGGATGATATACTTCATCACGAACATAGTCTTTCAACCAAATCTCTGGAATGTCACTATTTATATCAGTCATATTTCCACTTGAAGTGAAATCCTGATAGAAATACTTACTTCCATCGAAAGGAGTTAATCCTGCTGGGTCAAAAGTTGCTGTTTCAGCAATAACTTTCTTGTAAAGAGTTTTACCTCTATCAGCTTCAGTTGCTTGTCTATATACACCATTCTCAAGTACATAATAATCAGAAATATCAAAGTCTTCTGATTCTGGTTGAGTTGGCTTGAAATCAAAAATTTCATCAGTAACAGGAGTGTATTCATATGTCAAATATTTTCTTACATAAGAATTCTGATACTTAGCAACCTTTTTAACCATGTCTGAAATCCATGGGTCTTCTGGGTCAATCTCAAGAGTTGGGTCAGGAGTTACAAAGTAAATTCTATCCATATTTAAAAGGTCGATATTATCACCAAGAGTAATACAAGACTCAGGAGTGATAATCATACCCATCAAGTCATGAACAGAGTTAATACATCCTGCAAGAGTTTCGGCTTCAGCTGTATTGTAAGCATTTCCATCTTGGGTACTTACCATACGCAAACCGTTTCTATTCAATCCACCACGAGCATTTTCCCATTTAATATCTTCATTACGTACGCTTGTTTGGCGAATAATGTCATTAGTCTCACGACCACCAAACACCATATCCCACATACGAGATACTGCGTCACCAAGAGAAGGTAACATAATTGAAAACTCTTGAGTATCCACCTGCATCTGGTCATCAACAGAAGCGTTATGAGTATCATATCTCTTACCGCTTAAACCAGTAGGCTTCAATTCAATTCTATCTTCTGGAGTCCAGCCACTTTTAGCCACAATTTCATTGAAACTTGGTTTACCTTCTGCAATAAGATCGGCACTCTTACTAATTAAACTTGGATTAAAACCTGCTTTATTATAGTAAATAGCTGCGCCGAAAGTTTGGTCTTCAGGAGATTCCGTAGCATCCCATGTTCCTGTATTAGGATTATAATAAACAGTTTTTTCTGTTCCATTTGCGGAATTATATAATTTACTATTCCAACTTGTTAATTGGTCAGAAGGATAATAGATTTCATCAATTGTTAATGAATGCTGTCCTCCCATCGCACCAGTTCTATCAATTGCTGGACCTTGTAAATCATTTCTTTGCGCTTTTGTTCTAATAGCCCAACCTGGTTGAACATGAAGTTTATAATAAACATTTGTACTGTCTTTGTCAAAGTGAGGAACTAAAGGAACTGTAGTAGGCGCGTCTGCGGCAATGTCAAATGTAGGAACTACTGAATTTAATTCAGCAATCATTACATAGGTGTCACGACCGTTTCTAATAACTTTCTGCCATACAGTAGAATCGTACCCACGTCCACTTCCATAAACTAAACGGTCAATACTTGCGTTTAATGTATATGTAGAAGCATCATCTGCTGCGGCAGACCAAGCAAGCTCATCAGTTTCTTTTGTTAAAACCCAATATTCAACATATTTAGAGTTGATATTGTAGGAATGGCCCTTTTTAACATGATAAATATTGTTAACTTCTAACTCTTCAGAGGTTACCCAAGTAGAATTTAAAACTGCGTCAGACGCAGAGTTACCAATAATATAGATGAATAAGTCTTGGCTAATAACTCTTTCATAATAAGTTTGGGTTTCCACCCATTGGCCAGTTGCTTTTTCAAAAACTACGCCATCTGCTGTGGTATAATAAACATTTGGCTCATACTCAAAGTCAAATAAAGTAACTGGATAATAAGTAACTGCATCTTCATTATCTTCTTCATATCTCTTCATGAAGGCTTCATATTCAGTTTGAGTTACTTTCATAGCCTGATAACCAGTTTCGGTTTTACCAGTAATTCTATAATAAATTGAATTTTGGCTGATATTTGAAATTCTCTGTCCTACAGGAACTGCAACACATCTACCTTTTGAAAATCCTGCGGACGCAGTGATTTTTGTTGGCGCTTCAGGAGCAGCAGTATAAACGACTGTACCATTAATGTCCATTGACTTAGGAGCACCAGTATACACCTGTCCGTCATACATCCAACACTGACTGGTTGGGTCTGTTGGATCTGGCTTATAGAAATAATCATTATTGATTGTTGTATCATAATCAACCAATACAAATCGGCCTGGATAAACACCATCGTTACCTGCGTTCATTTGCATCTGATTGCGATTCGCATAGGTTTTATCAAACTGGAAAGTAGTTTTTGATGTATTGGTTATGTTACCATAAAATCCCATATATCATTACTCCTTTCCATCATCATAAATAATGTCTACAATCAAGTAAGCATTATTATTATTATTGATATTAACCATTGAATCTGCATCAAATTGAATCGCTGTAATTTCTGTTTGTCCAACCAAGTCTAATTCATAAATGCCTGTCAACCCGATGATAATCGGGTCAACAGCATTATTTAACTTAAACTTAGTTCCAGGAAGGGCTTGAATTCCCAACTGGAGAACCGGGAAATTATCTCCAAAGACAAGGCCAGAAACATAGTGCTGGTATGTAGTATCTATTAATCCGCCATCTTCGCCAACTACCTGGGCAGGCTGATTTTTAGACACGCCATCAGCTGTGTCATTATAATAGCGGAATTGTTTAATTCTATTCGCCATTCTCCTTATCCTCCTTAATATAATCTCTCCACTACTTTGGTAGCAGAAATTGACATCGTTCCTTGATATTGCAAAGGAATCGAAATTCGATTTATAATATACTCTCCCTCAATACCACTGTTTTCATCTTTTACAAATATACGAGTATTTGGTTCAAGATAATAAACTGGTAATGCATTGACTGTAATGGATTCTGTACAGTAAGCATAATTATATAAATGAGAGTTTAATTGGTCAAATGCAGATTTACCTTGAGAACTAATAGTAAACAAATTCTCCATTACAGTAGGAAGTTTAATAAAAGTATAACCAGGTTTTTGTTCATGCATTTCTCCCATTTCATCATCTGAGACTGTAGAATCTACAAAAATCACGTTTGGAGTATCTCTAAAATAAATGGCTTTTACATTAGAGTCATTTTCGGATTTTGGCCTATTACCAACATTATAGACTGCATAGTTAGCAAGTTGACCATCACGAGCATCTAAAAAATCGAACCAGAAATTGAGTAATTCTGGAGACTCCAATACTGTTGTATGCCATCCGCTTTCTGTGTCATATTCTCCAGTAACCTTAACAAAATATAATTGCTTAGGGTCATATGCCATATTTTTAGTGCATTGTTTTAAATAATAGAAAATTGAAATATCTTTAATATTATTATAATTTTCTTCACTTAACTCAACAGGTTCATATGAGCCAAAAACAATCTTCTTTACATAAGCTTTATTTTTATCAAATTTATCAGTTCCAGTACACTGTACTGGAACATAATAATTTGTTGGATTGGCATTATATTTACTTTTAGTTAAATAAGCAGTTTCATAAGAGCTAAGATAAGTGGGATTATAAAGATTTCTCCAAAATCCTAAAATATCAGCATAATACTGCTCATAGCCAGTATATCCATCTGGGTAATAGCTTTCACCAGTTTCACCATCACGATTATTTTCAGCAAGTTTTAACAAGAAATCATCTTCTCCTTGATGGTCCATATAATCAAGAGCCATCTGATAAATAATCTCTCGCCAATCCACTTCTTTAGTATAGACAACGCCATCTGGAATCCTTGGCTTATAAAAATAAGATAAAATACCTTTTTGATTTGCGTTGTTGATAAAATAACTATAACTGTGGCCGCATGGTGCGTAAGTAACAGGTTCTCTCATAGGATTATGACCTGTATAAGAAAGAGCACCAAGCGCAGTTACGTCGAATAAGAAAACTGGTCTATTTTTATCCCAAGTAACACCACCAGGGAATAAAGCTTGCAAATCCAAATAAGTGTATTCAGTAATATAATTACTCATAACATCGTTTGGATAATCGCCTGTCAAAAGATGGTAATATTCAGCCCAGTCTCTTACTTCCCACCAATCATCAGAAAGGCCCTGCGGTACGGGAGCTTTATCATATTTTACCAAATCCATATTTGTTGTGTATACTTGACCACTAAAACTTTTATAATAAGTCGGTTTCTTATCAATCGCATAACGTAAATGAATTGGAATCTCTTGCCCAGTAGTAGACTTACGTGCGCCCCAAATTGAGAAATCATTTTTAAGATTTGCTAAGTTAGGAGCATTTGCAAAAGAAGTAATAATATTACTATTTTCAAAGTTATAACTTACACCGGAAGTAAGAGCAACTGGGTCTACATAAGTTTCGCTGTCTGTATTGCGAGCAATATTATTCCAAGATTGATTAATAAAAGTTCTTTTTCTTTGGAATACAAAATGACCTTGAAGGTCATAAAAATATTCAAAATCACCAAGCATAGATTTAATCTTATCAAGCATTTGAGTAACAGTACCGCCAACTTGAATTACTAAATCTCCTGCATAAGTAAGACCGATTAAGCGATAGCCAATAGTCATACCATCTGTTGCACGAATAACAGTATAAGTTCCAGTGATGTTACCATTCTCATCAGTCGTGCGTACATAAGTTGGATAGGTATCTACGTCAAGGTAATCTGTACGATTATCATATTCAGAATCATCAAGACTACCAATAGCAATCGTATCTGTAGACCAATCTAAATATTTTCCCTGTTCTTTATCGTATTTCTGATAATAATAACCACCTTGTTCACCATTCATAGTCATATTGGTTACTTCATGAGTGTCATTATTAACAAGGAAATACATTGGAGTTTCTCCTCTATACTCCATTAATTCTGCGCCAGCCTCATCCAAGTCATTAATAATAATATTTTGATATGGCTCTTGCGCATAGGTGTGAACTGCATCACGAATAATATCTTTCAATAAATATTTTTCTGTAATAATACTTCCGTCCTCTTGAACCAGATCAACCTGACCGAAATCAACGGAAAGCGCAGTCACAGTACCACCAATCTCTCCATTTAGCATACACATCTTATCTTTACCTTGTAAAGAAATAGAATAGTTACTTACACTTTGAGAAGTGTTAAATGAGGAGATTAAAAATGTTCCCTGCGGGAACCAGATAATATCTGGATATTTGGGTTCAATATCATTAGTTAAACCAACATAAAGTTCAAATTTTGTATTTAATCCCCAATAATAATCATGAATGTTGAGCTCTTCTGCGACCATACTAACCGAACAGGTGCGTCTGACCGCAGAATTGCCATCAATATTCACGGAACCCTGGGTTACTCTACCAGTAATTTCTTCCAAGGGTTCCTCTTTAAAATTTAATGATACTACACGGGCGAAAATTTCTCTTTCTTTCTGCTGGTCTAATAATCTCAAGAACTCTTTGTCTAACAAAGGGTTTGTCATACTATACCATTCGCCTCCTTGTATTCTCTAATGGCTCTATTTAACTGAGAAATGAAAGATGAATAGGTATTCTTAGTTAAATTCTCCATCATTTTAACTTGGTTTCTATACATACTTAATTGAGTATCATTTAAAGAAGTTGGTGAGTTAGGTGGAACTGGCAATTTAACTACAGCCGCTTTACCTCCACACCAATCACTCTGGTATTGATTATATGCTGAAAGATAACTATTTTTTGCTGTTTTTACAGCTTCATCACTTGTTTCAAATGAATAAGTAATAATTTGTTTAGAATAGCTAATCTCAGTAATAATACCTGGATAAAGTCTTACATCTGGTTTTCTTTCTTGCATATCAGAAATTTCAAAATGTCCTGTTTCTGCAATATTTACCCTTTCACCATCAATTACAATATCATAAATATTTTCATTGATAGGATGGATGCTAATTGTAATAGGGTCGAAATAAACCGGAGCATAAGGGGCAAAGTAAGGAGAAGTTCTATCAACCAAATGGTCTTCTTTAATAAAAGGTTCTAAATAGACACTTGGGTCTTTTTTATTTTCATAATAGTATCTATAGTCAGTTCTTCTGAAACGAATCTGGTATAAACATAATGGGTCTAAATCAGCTGGTTCAATAGGATTCAAACAATCCATATCAGTATAAAACTTCAAAGGATTGTCAGATGTAACCATAAATACAGAATCTCCTCTTTCGATATAGTCTTGATATTTAATATCCATAAAAATATCTCTTGCTTCACGCTTAGTAAAACGCATAAATGCAATATGTAAGACTTCTGTTTTTATATCTTCTAAAGAAGCTAAATAGTTTCGAAGACCTGGTCCATTATATGGGAATCCTCCAACATATTGCTGGATAGGCACATCCTCAATATGGACTTCTTCAATCATACCGAACACATTAGCCACCTTAGATTTGTAACTATAAGTTACCAATCCTTGCATCATATCTTTCTTGGCAATTTGGATTTTTGTAAAAGGAGTTTCACTTGAAACTGCGTAAGCCCCAGTAGCGCCAATCTGAATACTAATGCCATCAATGTAAATCAAAGTGCCTGGCATCATATCAGTTAATGATACAGAATAAAATTGTTTATCATTTAATGTGATTAAATCGTTTGGTTCACCAATTGCAGTTTGTGCAAACTTCTGAATGTCAACAGTAACCCAACGAGTCTGTGCTGTAAGGTTCTCTGTCGCATCAATAAGTCCATAATATTCTAAGTTTTCAGTTGTGCATTTCGCAATTTCGTATGCAGTACAGTTAAATGTATGAAGCATGCGGCCGACCGTATCGTTCGGAGTCAATGAGCTATTCATCAAGCGAACAATATAATTACCTTCGGTCGGAGAGCGGAAGAGTTTGGCTTTTCCGTTCGTAAGCCATTCTAATGCTTTCAACTTAAATATTCTTTCTGTTTTAATATTATCACTTGTTAAATCAAACGATTTTTCAGTAAGGGCAAGGTCTTCCTTGGACATGAACATATGACTGTCGTCCATTTGATAAGAAATTAGCCCAGAGATTGGAAATTCTCGATAGTTTACGTTTCCATTTCTAAGAATGAATGGATGTTGACTACCAATAGTATCCACCTTGGTTTCTAATACTGTATTCTTAAAGCTTGACACTTTAGGATTAAATCGAATCTTGAGTTGCTTGCTCCCATCATAAAGGAACGCATCTTCGAAATCCGCATATACTGCATTAGAAATGATTCTATCAGAGTAAATCTTATTAGCATTATATTGCTGCAAAGAATACTTATAAGTAACGCCTTGTTCAATTGTACAATCTACCGCACTCCATTTATCTGGAATCATAGATTGTAAGTCAAAACGTCTAAATTCTTCCCATACATATCCTGTATTACTTGCCGCACGAGAGATTAAGAAAGTACCAGAAATAACTGGGTCTTTTGGTGGAACATCAATAATTCTAATATTGATGAAACCATTGTCATAATCTAATTCAGCCTTAAGTTCTACTGTAATCTCAGGACTAATAGAACGTCTCTGCATTACACGATATTTCTGAGAAGCTTCTTCGAGACCATTAATAGTCTTAACCCAGAAGCGTGCATAATAAGAGCGGTTAATATCCAAATCTTGAGAAATCAAACAAGACTCATGTGATTCATAAGATACATCATCTTCAATAGTCTTATGGATAATCTCTCCACTATCATACACATAATTACCTTGGTCATCTTGAATTGTAAATCTACAGGAATACATTTTCTCAGTAGAATCACGCTTTACAACACGACCATCTTCAAGAGTAGTAGCACCCTCTTGGCTATATAGTCCAACATAAGAATAATTATGCTGGTTAATTTGTCCGAATTTAAAATTCTGAAGAGTTACAGTTGGTTTAGTTGTATATTTAATTACACCAACAGTTGAGTAAAAACCGACTTGATTATCCTTGTCAATATAAGCGAGCTGAACTTTGTAATATTGACCAACAGTAAAAGGTTTATCCAATCCTGAAATATCAAATGAAACTATCGTACTATCAAGTAGGTCAAAATCAGAGGTATCAACTGTCTTGAGAGTTGTGACATAAACACCACCAACTGTTTTGATTTTTAAAGCAAATCCAGCTACTTCACTAACTCCAACAGCTCGATTCATAGAAAATGGGACTGAGAGAGTCTCAGTCCCATAGAAGGCTGGAAGTGCTCCCTCTATTACAGGGGGATACAACTTTACTGCCATAGCCTTTACTCCTTATCTTCTTCGTCGTCCTGAATCATAAACATGATTGCGCCAACCTGCTGACTTGTTAAATCAACATCGTCAAACGCTTCAAGTAAAATGGTATTAATCTTAACCTCTTGTTTCAAAGAGAATAGGTCCTGAATCTCCTTGTTTGCATCATCAACCTTCTCAGGGTCAATCTTGAACTGATTTGGGTCTTCTTCAAGAGGCTCACCATATTTTCTAACAATCTCCATACGAGCTTTGTCAATATCTTTTGCCATTTCGACCATGCGGCCGATGTTTTTCTGTAAATAGAAATTTACTTTAACAGGGAGATGTACATCTTCATTGAAAACCTCTAAAAGAGCGTTTGCAATATTGTAAATTTCAATATTTGCCATTTCTTTACGAATTAACATAATCCTTTATCTCCTTTATAATATATTTATTTCAAAGCGGCGTTAATCATATCTTCAACTTCGTCTGCTGTACAATACTGAGAATGACTATGACTTGATGAAGCATAACCGCTATGACTATGACTTTTTGCTGCAAAATTTTCTGTAACCCACGTTTGTGTAGCTAAGCTTCCTACACTTTCATCACCGTCGGCTGTTTCTGCATTTTTATCAACTTCAACTAAAATACCATTTACAAATCGGAACTTCGCACGAGGGCCTAACACAGAAGTTCTAATCAATTGAGTGGCAGAAATACCTGATTCACCAGCGATTGTTAAACCACCCTCTTTAAAATCTACTTTACCAGCATCAAAATTAATAGTACCTGAACATTCAATTGTAAAATTACCATTAGCTTCAAATATTGCATTTTGTTTTAATAGTAATCTATCAGCATAAATAAAAGCAGTATCACTTAAAAAAGCAACATATCCAGTAGGTCCTGCTAACTTTGCCATGGTATTACTTAGATACAAAGAAGATGAACCTTGATCTAATTCTAAAATTAATCCTGTATCTGCACTAATTTTAGTTCCATCAACTAATAAAGGTCCAAATTTACCTTTTTTAGTAACTTGTAAATTTTCAAATTGTGCTAATCCATCAGCATCAATAGACCAAAGATTGCCGGCAATAACTCCTTTAAGATTAACATTACCAGCAGTATCAGCACTAAAGCTATCTCCATTAACACTAATACCAGTAGAAGTTAAATCTACTGTTCCTCCTGCTGCTCGTGCACGCAAGCTATATGTTGAAGTCGCCGCAGTAGAAAGTCCGGATGCAGAAATATTAAATGGTCCAATCTGGCCTTCCTTTTTCGCAATAAGCTTAGTACAAGTAACCGTACCAGAAGAAGCTACGGCAGAAAAAGAAGTACCAACACTTAAACCGTCATTTCCAAGATAAACACCAGAAGAGCCTAATGTTGGACTTCCAGTATATAAACAAGTAGCATTAACTTTGAATGGTCCAATCTGCCCACCGGACTCTGCATGAAGATAATCAAAATTAGCTTCACCGTCTGATGTAATAGACCATTTATAAGTGGTACCACCACTAATAGTGCCATCTTTATTAAGGGTTACAGTACCACCCTTTAAATAATTAGGATAAATATCCCAACCACCAATGCTTCCTTTATAAGAGTTAATATATCCAGTTTTAAAGTTAATATAAACTCCAGCTGTGTCTGCTACATAATCAGAAGACTGCATATAATAAGAACTTTTAGAAGCATATAAAATATATTTAGATGTAGTTGTCGCCTCAGCATCATAAATAGCTAAGAATGGTGCGCCGCCACCATCAATCTTAACATATGAGCCAGAACCTTCATTATCATAAGTAGTTAAAGTACCATTATTTAAATCAATCTTCATACCTTGCTTGTCTTTATAATTAGAAGATTGCAAGTAAAATTGACTTTCTCCCGCGTACATGATATTTATACTTTTTGCGGCATCATGAATTTGGAAGAATGGGCTGCCATTACCACTTAATTTAATATAGTTTCCTGAACCATCTACGTCATATGCCTGGAAAATACCTTTTGCAATATCTAATTTCGCACCGACTTTATCAGTGAAATCCTCAGATTGTAAATAATATTTTTCAGAGCCGATACGCATAATTTCTTTTGCGTTTTCGGTTTTAATAATTAAATATGGGTCAAGTGCTTGAATTGTAATCTGACTGTTGGTTTCTTTGTATGTACTATTAGATGTATTGGTATTATTTTCAGTAAGCTTTTTTGCTCCTCGAATGTCAATAATACCATCATCCAAATCAATTCGCATACCAGTCTTATTCAAAGAATAAGACATAGATTGAATCCAACCATGGTTACCATCAAATTCAATTCGACCCTTACCAGTTTTACCAATGAAGGCTTTGCCATCATCCATAAAACCAAAACTTTGCATACCATGGTTATAACCATATACACCAGTTTTCTTAATGGTTTTGTCTCCTGAGCCTGTCTCTACATCACCCATAAGTACGCCAGTAAAAGTATTATCACTTTCCTTTTTACCAGCACCAACCATCGTTGATAATATTGTACCATTTTCTTCGTCAATTGTCAAGCTGCCGTCCCAAGAATTCAGCATAGCGCTCGGCCATCTGTTTTGAATGATAAGAATTGGCTGGTACCACCATTCTTTCATATCAGCTGTTTCAAAAATTAAAGTAACACCTTTATCCAAATCATTAAAGAACATAGAAGTAGGAATAAATTTAACTCCATCTTCTGTTTCTTTTACAACTGGATAATATTTTCTATTAGCTTCAGTGTAGTCTGTAAGAACCACATCCCAAAAGCCATCAAACTGACTATCATCTTCAGTTTTAATTACTCTTAAAGGATTTTTATAATAGGCTGCATTACTACCGCCCGCATCATAAACAACACGATTTGGAAGTTCAGCATACTTAACATTATCAGAGCTTTTTACTGGAATTGGTAAATAAGCTTCAAGCATAACATCATTATGCTTAACAACTGCCTTTAAGATATTATGATAAATCTTAATTCCTTCTATCGCAGAAGCTTTAATTGTACAAGGATTGCTTCTTGTATTAGTCAATCCAATATTATTATCATAACTCCACCAAGACCAAGTGATATCAGTAATTTCTAATTCATTGTTTTCATAGTCATACAAATTAGCATTTACATTCAAAGTTTCACCTGGCTTAATAGCTGCGGCATTCTTATCTAAAGAAAGAATTAAAGTAGAATCTGTACCATTGGTTCCCATAGGACCAAAAGCTAAAGAAACTGACGCTTCATATGTTCTATTATTTTTTACAACAGAACAATAAATCGTATTATTGGTTGCGCTTTGAGTATAATAACTTTTAATTCTAAAGTTCTGTAATACTTCAATTTGCAATCCTTCAGCTTCTTCTTCTGGGGTCAAATCATAGTTTTCAGTACCCATACGAGTAATATAGAAGAAGTTTCCATCTCCACTAATCTCATCAGGAACTGCGCCAGACTCTTCATCAACCTCAGTAAAATATTCCACGCCTTCTTCTGGAGGATAAATCATTGTATTTGAAATTGGAATTTTCCAAGTAATAGATGCGGCCTTGTCTAAAGAAGGTTCACCAGTAACCAAAGACTTATAGGTTGCTTCAAGTTTTCTCACTTTCTTACCTTCGGTTGGGTTTAAAAGTTCGTTTGTCATATCATAGATACAATAATTACCTTGAAGACCACCATCTTCTTTAGGGTCACAAACAATTTGTAAAGCTTGAATTAAATCTACTGTTGCATCATTTACACAAGCGACCTCATTTTCAAAAGTAAACACTTCACTATAGTAATAGTTCACTCTGGCTAACTGCTGTAGTTCAAATTCAGTCTTTGCTTTCTCAAAATCTTCCTCTGTTTTATACTCATCTCTTTTAGCTTCTAATTCGGTGAAACCATCATCAATCTCAGTTTGAATTAACTCTAAATTAGGAGTTTCAACAATGATTTTATATTTTTCGTTTTGTTTTGAAATATCTGGAACAAATTTGTAACTCAACTTATTTAACTGGTCTGGTAATTCCTCCCAAAAGTTTCCAGCTAAAGTATCAGTTACACCCTCTGTTAAATTGAATTTATACCAATGTAGTTTTGCGTCTGCGGGAATTTCATTTTCCTTATCAATCGCAATAACTTGACCTTCCTCATCAAAATGAATCCAACGAGCTTTAAGTCTTTTTGTATTTTGCTCTGAGGATGCCTGAGGGGTATAAGTTAAAGAATCAAATGAATAAAGCAACAAAGCATCTTCTGCAAAGTCACTCAATGAATAACCAAGAGAAACAAATGGTTCTTTAACAAAAATATTGTCTGTTAAAGGAATATTGCCTTGGGTTGTAGGAATTGGTATGCCTGCGGCAGTTGCGAAGTTTGCATCCTGGTAGAATACAAGCTGCATGCGCGCAATTTCATCAATCATACTAATATCAAAAATCTTCTCTTGAGAATAATATGTTTCAAAGTTATAAACATTACCAAACATATCATCTGTTGTTAAGTAGAAGGAATAGTACTTTTCAGTTGCTTCTGTCTTAGCTGTATTAGTCTGTCTTCCTACTAAGTCAATACGAAGCCCGTATGAACCGACCACTGGAGCCAAAGCCGCAAGCCAAGACTTAAATTTTGCATTTAATCCAAGAACTTTATAACCCTTACCGATGCCAACATAATTTTCATCACCACTGGCATCGCGCTCTTTTTCAAAATCTCGCATCCAAAGAACTTTTTCTTTAAGAGACCCATTTGCCAACAATCCCGTCGCAGGCAAATCGTCTTCAATCAAATTCTCTGTAATATCTATGTAGTCCTCGAAAGGAGCCCTATATGTATAGTACTCACCATTATCTTCGACATATCGACCAATAATAATTTTCCTATTATTATAATCTCCATCAGGAACAGTCACATAGACTGATATGCCATTTTTATATGTAGTGACATCAGAGTACGCAATAAATTTAGATGAACCATCTGAACAAATGTATTCGCCTTTTTCTTTATTGGTATCATCTTCAATCGTACAAATGATTGTTTTATCATATTTCAAGTCATGTAATTTAGCTGACATAATAATGTCTACCGCTTGAAACAGACTTTCTGAAATGTCTTTCATATATTTGGCCTCCTTTCTCTCCATTCTAATTATTTTTGAAAATTGTATCTTAATTATTAGTTCAAATTGTCCAAATAAGAAAAAGGGGATAGACCGAAGTCTATCCCCCATCTATAATTAAGATTTACGGTTTGCGTATTGAGAAGCTGTGTTAATAAGATTACTAAATGCTTCTTCAATCTCATTTCTATCTGTAACTCCTGGGAACTCAGCATGAATAGTAACGGTTTGCTCAAGAGATTCTCTTGAGGTTCCGATCTTACCGATACCTAACAAGCTGGTCAATCCGAGGCTTGCACTCATTGCATTCAAATCAATGATTGAGCTAATCTCACGGATTAAGTTAACAGCAGAAAGTAAGTTTTCAGTGTCCGCTGGATTAAGAACGAGTTCTTTTTCATGGAGCATTGCGAAACGTCCTTCTGAACCCCACTCACCAGTGTAACCACCAGTATCAAATGAGCCATAGTAGAAGTTTCTTAACTGACCACGCTTACTTGCCCATGTTCTATAAATGTCACCATTTGGACCATGTGCATTGATGTAAGCCTGTGCTGCAGTAACACCCTTTTCAGCCAAACGAGAACGTCTGTCGCTACCATTATACCAACCAGACGCCGCACCGCCGTCCATCCAGATGGCTGCCGCAACACCCTCAGCTTTACTTGAGTTATCAGGTGGCATCCCATCGTCACCACTATCAGGGCTTCCAGAAGGGGTGCTACTTGGAGTTTCACTACTGCTTGGAGGTTCAGGTACACCTTGTTCAGCAGCGCTTTTCACTTCTCCCCAAAGCCTAAGTACTTCATTGAATTTAGTAATAATTTTATCGCTTTCAATAATCATTTGCTCAACAGAAGTGCTATATTGAGTTTCCCATTCAACAATTGCATCTACAACTGTTTGGTAATCCTCAACCATTTCTTTTGCATCCTCTTTAATCTCTTCAGTAGTTGTATTAGACTCTTCAACAATTTCACCAAGGTCTTCTTTAATATCTTCTTTCAAAGTATCAAAATTTAAATCGGCCTCATCCAAAGCATCTTTCATCTGGTCTTTCCAGGTGATAAAAGCTATATTAGACTCGTCCAACATGGTTTGAGATGCTTGGTTAAATGCCAACTGAGACTGCTCCATATTCTGGAAACCAGTTAAAATTGCATAATCAGTCTCTTCAAAGCTATCAACATAATCTTCATCAGCAGAAATTTTATATCCAGTTCTTTCAGAATATGCCATCCAATCGTCTTCGTACAGTGTTTTATTATTATTCAAAGCTAAATTTAACTCAGAATTATAATAACCCATTTGCTCTTGATAGAATCTGCGAACTTCATCCATCTTAGCTTGACGTTCTTCAATACTTAACGCCTCGTCAGCCGCAATTTCAGCTAACTTATCAGCCATCTCTTGTTGCATTGTAATAATACTTTCTTGGAGCTGATTGATATATTCAGCGTTATGCTCTTGAAGTTCATAAAGCTTATCTTCATAAGACTGCTCAGCTGCTGCTACATCCTGGTCATTAGCAGTATAAACGTATCCCCAGTTACCATTGTTGTCGCGAGTCATACGAACTTGACTCTTAGCATCTTTAACTTCTTCCAAAGCCAATTCAGCTTGTTTAAGTTCAAATTGCTTACGGAGATTTTCAACTTGATATTCACTTACTTGAGCACCAGACTCTTCAATTTCATTAATTTCTTCAAGAAGTTTTCTTAGCTCTTTCTTTGCTCTTATATTATCAGTATCATCTATGGATTTTTCAATATCACGAGTTAATTTACTAAACTCATAAATCTTCTGATAATCTTCCAGGTATCTATCATTCTTAGTTTGTGCTCTACCAAAAGCATCAGAAAGTTCAGCAATACTACTGAAACGACCTGCTACCGTTTCAGAAAATTTATCAAGGGCCGCAGTAATGGAATCTTGGAAGTCTTTATTAATCTCTTCCATCCAATCGGTAATGGAATCTCTTGCCTCTTGCTTAGCTTCAGTTAATTGAACTTTCATTTCAGCAATAGAATCTTCCCACATCTTACGCTCTTCTTCAGAAATATTATCTTTCTGAAGGGCGTATTGCTTTTCTGCATATTCAATATCTGCGGCAAGCGCATCTCTCTTAGCGATTTTTGCTTGAGCGATATTTTTTGCTTGAGCAACAGTTGCCTTATTAATTTCTGCAATAGTTTCATTTCCACCTGCAAAATTAGCTTTACCAACCAAGTCAACAATTGTTCGATAAGATTCAGTCATTTCTGATAAAGCTTCTAACTTATCAATACCCTTATCAAGTTCTTCGTTCATTTCCTCAAAAGCAGAAAGGAGTTTATCATGAACCGCTTGACGAGTTTCAATTAAAGATTGATTAGTGTCAATTAAACTTGAAGTATAATCACGAAGAGTTTGAACTTCATCATCAGTAAACTCCATTTGACCAAGTTTTGCCAAAGTAGCTTCGTCACCGGCTTTAAACTTATTAAAATCTTCATTTGTTAAACCATGATTAGCAAAAATGTCTTTAACGCCCTGTTCATAAACCTGATTTTTAGTCATGTAGCTTTGAGTTTGCTGACCAAGATTTGCAATAGCTTCGGCTGCGCTAAATGCCTTATTTTCAATTCTTTCAAGCATATACTCTAAATATTGTAATTCGTCATCCTCAATATCAATTTGTACTTGAACTTTATAGTCAATTTTCTCTAATTGCAAATCATATAATTCATTCTGCGCATCAATAATTTCTTGTTGCTTATCTCGAACTAAATCTTGAGTTTCTTCATATTGTGATAATGCTTCAGTGAAATTTTCATATTCGCGCTCGTAATAATCTAAATAGCTATTATAATATTGACCATTTTCATCTTTCTTATTAGACCATTCTTCATCTAATTTTTCTTGAGCCTCAGCACTTAAAGCGTTATATTTCTCAACGGCATCATTATATTTCTGCACTTGAGCTGCTACCATTGAGTCATAATTTGTAACTACGCCATCAACTATGGTAGCATTATATTTGCCAAGAGCTGCTGCATCTGTACTTAAATTCTTTTCTGCTTGACTAAGATATTCTTTTTGCTTCGCAATAATTTCTTTTTGCTTCGCAATTTCTTTATCCATTAAAGCAAGTTTAGCTTTACCAAATGCTCTGTCTTTAGCCTTAGAAATTTCATCATATTGACTTTTTAAATTTTCTAATTGATTTTCAATAACATGATATCTTTCAGTTTCAGTTTTTGCGGATTTTTTGCTTTCTTTCTTCGCTTTTTTATCTCCGCCGCCTCCACCTTTACTACCAGGACTCTTAGCGCCACCAGAGTTTTTAGACGAATAATTATTAGAAGAACCACTTGGCTTCTTTGTAATAGATTGAATTTGAGGTACTTGAGTAGAACCATCAGTACTGGTTGCCATTGCAATAGCATCAACCATGCCTTCAGCTTCATAATATCCATCCTGATAAGTTCTGGTTCGAGTTCTAACCATTGGAACTTCCGTTCCATCAGCTAAAGTAACTGTTGTACTACCTTCATCAATTGTTTCAGTTACATACTCTGGAACTCGCTGAGTCTGTAATTGAGGTTCAGTTACAAAATTAGTTTCAAAGCCAAGAGCATCAAAATAAGCGTTGGCTTGGTCAGCGGTCATATTTGCATTTTTAATAATTTCGTTACAAGCTTCAATGAAACCAGTATCATCAACACTCATATCTAAAGTGTCGCCAACTTTTAAAGAAGTAGAACTGATAATTGATTGCATTTCATTAATTGCAGTCTGCAATCCACTTGGTAAATCTGCAAATTTATCAACGCCGACAATATCAAGAATAATTTGGTCTGCTAAAGCAGCTTTTAATCTATCAATAGCATCTGCATTACCTTCTGCGGCAAGTTTAATATCTTCCAAATGACCTGCCATAAAATCACTGGAAATATAATCTTCACTTACGTCCAATACGTCAGAAAGTGCATCGCGCATACCATTTACAGCATCACAATATTCTTCACTTTCTTTTGAGCTATTTTTAATAACATCAGCCCAATCATCATATCCTTCAGCAAGAGCCTCTATTCCTTTATTCATTTTCAGAATAGTTTTTGCCACATCTCGAGCTGCTTCATCATTATCATCTAACTCACTGCTTAATTCTTCAGATTCATCACAAATTTCCTGTAAATACTCAGCGTATTCTTCAAGTTCTTCTGTATCAAGACCTTCTAAATCTTCTTTTTCATTAAGAGCAATCGCCGCAGTATTATAAGCTTGGACTGAAACAACGCCTTCTTCATATGCCTTAGTCAAATCTGATAATGACTGATAAGACATAGCAATTGCCATTTCCTGTCCAAATACCGCTTGTTTATTTTCTTCAATAAGTACATCAAGATTTTCTAATTCATGACTATACCCTTGGACAGCCGCAGTAATTGCATCAAGATTTTCATGGCTCATATTAAAATCTGATGCATCTTCGCGCCATTTTGCAAGCTGCTCTGGGTCATAGCCCAATACGTCAAGAATATCTAACTGCTGTTTTACTCCAGAACTACTATACCCTTCACCTTTTTCATATTGAGCATCTTTTAAAGCATCAATATCATAACCTTTAATTCTATTATAGCCTGCTGCTTGTTCTCCAAGTTTTTGAATATTTTCTTGATAAGATGCAATTCCTTGTTTATGTACTAATTCTTGGAATTCTTGAGCAGAACCAGTAAGCGCATAAGTGCCATCCATCATCATGGTAAAATAACGTTGCATTCCTTCGTCCAATTTACCATAATCTTCAGCAGAAATTGTATCTCCAGTTTGTAATCCTTCAGTAATATCAGTTAAATTTTTATAACTCGCGCCAAGAGATGCTGCAGCTTGAATACCAGAATTATCCATAGTATCAATAAGATTTTGTAATTCATCATCAAAACCTACTGTACTAATTCCTGCTTCATATAAAGAATCTTTTAATTGATTAATATCGGTGGTTTGCCAATCAACATTACTTAAAACTTCTGCAAATTCATCAGTTTGTTCTACTGGAATTTGATTAAATAAATTAGTAAAAGCGTCAGCACTTCCTGTATTAACAATAGCTGCATTAATCATTTCTCCTACAGCATTTTTCTGATTAAGAGTTAATTTAGAAGTATCTAATGCAGTTAATTCAACTTGAGCCTTCTCTAATAAATCTTTGCCAACTTCACTTAAATCATCAGTATAATTTGTCATGCTATTGGTAAATCTATCTACATAATCATCACCAAAAGCAACTGCAAGTTCATCTGCAGACATACCAAAAGCTTGCTGTAAATAAGCATCAACTCCGCCTGCACCCTCGACAACATCTTGGAGACCTGCGAAATCAGCCTCTGTCATATCACCAAAACTACCAGTAGTAACCCAATCTTTTACTCCAGCTGTTATAGCATCAGCATCAAGGCCTTCCATGGTTTCAGCATATTGTCTATTAACTTGCTCAACATTTACAAGCGCTTCACCAGCTTCTTTTGCACTCATTTCTAAGTCTTGCAAAGCTTCATGTGCAGCAATTGTTTTTGCCATATATTCTAATGAAAAGGTTTGTTCTTTACCAGCGTCATCTTTATAAGCATATACACGATTAGCCGCGCTACCTTGTACAGTATTATCAATTTCTTGATAATCTTTTCCGGTAGCTTCTTCAAAACGTTTCCAAATATCCTTAGAATTAGTTGTAGTGCCCTCAGATTGCCAATCCGCTCTACCTTTTGTGATAATTTCATCATAAATGGTTTGATATTGAGACTCAAGACCCATAGATGCCATCATAACTTCTGCATTTTCATAACCTTTATTCGCTAAAGTTTGATTTGCTAAAGCTAAAGTGGCATTATCCATTTGAGTTGCGGCATTCTGAGTAGCTCTTACAAGTTGATTAATAGCTTCTTGGTCTTCCATTAAAGCTTTAATCATATTTTGATATTGCTCTTCAGTCATTGAAACATCTTTGGCTGCTTGATCTACGAGAGCTTTAATTTTAGTTTCGTATTCTTTTTCAGTTAAATTTGCTAATTCTTCAGCATGTTCTACTAAAATTTCCCCTGCTTTTACAGTTTCGTATTGACGATGTGCTTCTCTACCCTGTCCAACCATTGTATAATCAGTACCAATGAAAGAGCCAATACTTGAGCGAGTTTCAGCTGTTAAATTATCAGCTTTCTTCTGCGCTACATCAGCGCTTGATAACAAAGCCGCTGCGGTCGCACTATTTACTTGATTGTCTAAATCTTTAATTATATTTTCAACTACATTGGGGTCAATTGTTAACATTCCGTCTTTTCTTGTGAAAAGACCTTCATATTTTGCTAAATCTGGATATTTTTCTAATAAATCTAAAGCACAATTATTGACTTCTTCAAGAGCTTCATACCACTCTTTAGTACCCTTCGCACAATTGTTTAATTTATCAATTAAACTATCATACTTATCAAAAGTATCTTTAATTTCTTGGGCTTCTTTGCGAACTTCTTCAAGATTCTCAGATAATTCTTCTGCTGTCTTAGCAGTTTTAGCTAACTGTGCTTCTGGACTGTTTTGTTCTGCTGCAATTGCTAATCCAACAAACAAAGCAATCAAAGCAGTAACAGCGGCAATAATCCAACCAATTGGACCCATTGCTGCAGTCATGCCAGCACCCATCATTGTACCACCAGTCATACCAGCAGCACCAGCTCCCATAAACGCCGGAGCTAAAGCGGTAACAGTAGAAACAACCATTGGGATAGCCATTGCTACAGTTCCCATAATAGATAAGAATTTTTCCCATCCAGTCATTTCTGGGTCTTTAATAGTATCAATAGCTCCTTTGAGCATATTAAATACCATAATGGTGGTAGTAACTGTCTGCGCCGCTGCAGTGATTTTTTGACCTAAAGTCATTACTTTTCCCTGAGCTCCATCAACATAATCGCCCATAGTCTTAACACTTTGACCAAGGGTAGTCATACCAACAGAAGCTTGACCTGCTTTCAAACCTGCATCGCGAGCAGTTTCTCCAAGATTTTGTAAATCTTGAGATTGTTTTCCGCCAGCTTTTAAACCTGCTGATTTTATAATATCTTCAGCACCATTTTCTTGCATATCCATAGAAAGATCGGCAACCATTTGGTCTGCTTGTTGTGCCATTCTGGTTAAATCATCTACATCTTGCTGACTTATAATATCTTTTCCTGCAATTTCAGTAAGTTTTCTATGTAAAGTTTCAACAGACTTAGAAGTTTTTTCTACATTACTATTACCCTTAAAAATAGGATTACTTGAAATGGTTCCTAATGTAGTTTGTAAATTTTTTGCATTTTCAAGCAATCCATCAAGTCCAGAGCCTTTTGTTTTTCCTGTAGAAAGAGATTTCGTTGCGTTTGAAATAGCCCCACTAATACTTTCAGCTTTACCAACATCTTGCATACCCTCTTTATAAGAGGTTACTTTTTTGCTATTGGTTTTACCATTTAAAGTTTTATGTTTTAATTTCAAAGAACGCTCTTGATTATCTGCTTCTCGAGCAGCTTCATCAGCTAATTTTCCCTGAAGAATAACTTGTTCACCAAGTGCTTTATTACCATCCATGAGGATTTGTAAAGTACTTTTTTCAGCTTCGCTTAAACGATTAGCATTATTAAGCATTAAAGTCTGAGCTTGTTGGCGAGCATTATAAGCCTCATTCATGGCCATACCTTCGTTGGTATCAGAATCAGAACCCATATTGGCAGTTAATCCAACAGCCTTTTTCTTCATAGCAATTGCACTCGCAGACTCTCCACCTGCAGTACGACGAATAGCCATTCCAATATTATCAATCTTTGAAGCAATTTCATTACTAAAAGATTTAATCAATAAAGTACCAACTACTGATAAAACACCCTTTAATCCACCAAGAGCATCAATAAAATGGTCTACATATTCAAGAATTTCTTTAAAACCATCTAAAAGAGTAATAAAAAATTCATCATCAATTAACTCTGAATAAATAGTTTGAGCTGCTGCTTGGACTCTTTTATGAGCGGCTTCCCAAGATTCTTCATAAATCTTCTGCTGTTCATCAAGAGCGCCATCTGCATTAGCCGCAGTATTTAAATTTTGTTTATAAAAATCCCAGTTATTCATTAATGCCATCAATTGAGTATATTGACGGACACCAGCAACTGTTTGCGCCAAAGCAGTCTGTTGGTCTCTATTTAATGTCTGCCATTTAGTACCCATTTCCTCTAACAGAGCATCCATAGTTTTTAATTCGCCACTTTGGTCTTTAATATTAATGCCAACTCTACTTAAAGCTTCAGAATATTTATTTAAAGTTGTGCCATCCTCTAAAGTTTCTCCAAGATTTAAGCCTTGGATACGTGCAAAAATGGTTTTAAATGCAGTACCAACAACATCTGCACTTTGACGAGTTGTTGCTGTAACAGTGGCCAGTGCAGCTGCTGCATTATTAAAACTTAATCCAACAGTATCTCCAATAGCAGCAAATTTCTCTAAACCTGCAGAAATTTCATCTGAACTTGATGCAGTTTCTGCACCTAATTTTACAAGAACATCAGCAAAATGTTCAAGATTTTCAGACCCTTTAGCAAAGTTATTCCAAATAGCTGTTAATTGGTCGGAAGCTGTCTCTGCACTAATTTTAGCAACATTTGCAAGTTTAATTGTAATATCAGCACGGTCTTTTACTGCTTGACCATCCAAACCCTGTTGATAGTAAATTAAAGAAGCATTAGTATAATTAGTGGTTGTAGTACTTAAAGCCTTAGCTGCTTTATTTGCTTCTTCTGCAAATTTTGCCATTTGGTCAATATTTTGACCCGTAACAATACGGATATTATTTAATGACTCATTTAAATCTTTTGCATAACCAAAAGCACCTTGAACCGCTCCCATAAAACCATGCAACATGCTGGATGATAATTGCCAACGAGCAGTATTCATCAAGGTTGTTTTCATTTCTGTTAACAACCTGTTGGAACGCTTTAAAACAACGTCCGCATTGTATATGGAATCAGCCAAAGAAGCAAATGCTTTTGCTCCATCAGGACCAAGAGCTACCAGCTGATTTCTATATTCCTCTAAAGACATTTTACTCTTATTCATTTGAGCTTGGAATTTAGATAAATCTAACTTACCAGTATTTACATCTATAGCCGCCTGTAAATTAGTCTTTAAAGTTGCTGCGGCAGTTGTAGCTTGTTGAAGCTCTCTGGTTAAAATAAAATCAGTTCTTTTTCCACCTAAACCGCCACCACTAATCAACTTATCAAGCTGATTTTGTAAATCTTGTAATTGCGCCTTTGCTTTACCAGTATCAGCAGTAAACGCAAGACTTACATTTAATTGTTTAGCCATGTCTTTATTTGCTCCTTTCTCTCCTTATTTTTTTTATTTGCAAATAAAAAAAATGGTGGTGGAGTATTAGGAAATATACTCCACCACCATTACTCCTATTTATCTTTAAAACTCATAATAATAGGATTAGCCTAATTTGGTTAAAACATCCTTTAATAAGGTCATATTATCAGGGTCTGCTAAATTCTTTTGAATTTCAGAAGCTTCCAAACTCAAATTAGAATAATCTGCAGAAACTCTTTCCAAGATACCCATAATAGAATTATGATATGTATAAATACTTTGCACAGTATCCATCAAAGTATTCTTTAAATAATCATATTCTCCTTTAGTAAGTCTTTCAATCACTTCTTGATATAAACCAGAAGATACGATTGTATCGTATAATTTACAAACGTCTTTCTTTTGAGTGTCTGTAAAATTAATATTTGTATAATGATACATTATCTCCAAAGTTAAGAAAATTTCAAGCTTGCCAACATTATAAAAATTCATATCATCAGTACTATTATTAATAACAGAACTAATTAACTCTAATTTTTCATTAACTGGAAGATACTGTTTAACTTCAATTTCCATATCTTTAAAAGCAAAATTGCAAGTTTCAGTATTTACTTTTAAAGCCATTTTATTAAAACTAACTTTCGCCATAATATAGCCTCCCTTAACTCTCTTTATAAATATTATACCAGAAAATTTTTCTTTTGTCAAGTTTAATATCCTGATATCGTAACTGGGCGCGACTTTGTAACAATATCGCCCTGTTTTTCCATTTGGATTCTACCTTTAAATGAGAAAAAATATTTGCCACTTCCCGCTTTTTCATATAATTCAATAATACGAGTCACAAAAGGCATAAAACCATTTGGAGTTAAAACATATTGATTCCCCAATTGAGACAAATGTAATACTTTACTTAATTGAGTTGCCAAGCAATAATTTGCCATTGCAGTGTACTCTTGGGTTTGTTTTTTAATATTTTTTTCTGCAGCGTCCCAGGACCTATAAAGTCCTTGTACACCATTTAAAAAATCAATATATCGACTTACTCTGGAATCTCCTGCACTTTGAGCTTCTCCGATAGAAACATGAGTGTTCTTTGAGCTGACATTCCAAGGGAGCTGATTATAACCAGACTTTGCCTGGATGCCCATGACACTAACTTCTGTTAAAATGTCTTCTGCTTCACTACTAATAGATATTTGTTTATGCCCGCTATATTTTTCAATCATGTGGAGAAAATCTTTAATTGGCATGGAATAAGGTTTCCCATCTAATGTAAAATCAATTTCCACATCTGATTTAATATTCACTTTATCCATGTCCATAACTAAAATATCTTGAATCATCTGGCCACCACGACCTCTAATTGCGCCAGTAGAATAGGCTCTGGTATTTACTCTCATATTAGTTGGCATTCTTTTATTTAACCATTCTACACCAACTTCTTCTAAAATATCGCCTTTAAGATGGTACAAAGTTCTTAATACAGTATCCAAATTTCCTTGTGGCAATTGCTTGATAAGAGCATCTAATTGGTCAATATAGGTACTACTAATAGTCATATTAGCTTGTTTGCGCAATTTATTTAATTCTTTACCAAGTCCTTGAAGTTGAGTTACAATTTTTGCTGCTAATTGTTCATTTTGAGCAATATTACCACGAGATTCTTGACTCATTACACCAGACCCAATTAAAATATTAACTCGCTGAAAAAGTTCGTTAACACTATTATAAACAATTTGGTCATAAGGTTCCGAACTGGTACTAAGATTTCCATTATACATTAAAAACCAATTTAATTGTCTGGTTTTACTTTCTTCTTTAATAGCAGAAGCTTGGAAATCCATCAACTTCTTTAATTGATAATCATGTATTGCATTTGCATCTGGGATATCACTAAAACGATTTAAATAGGAATATTCTCCAAAAAATTCAGTCTGTTTTTTTAAGATTGGAGCATTTGCATACATAATATTTCTAAATAAAGACATTACACTCCTCCTTTTTCACAAATAACAAAAAGGGAGAGGTATTTCTACCTCTCCCTAAAAATTCTTATGTATCAATTAGCCGTTAATAGCGGCAAACTGAGTCTCAAGACGATGGTCATCAGAAACCTCTCCGAGGTCACGGATTACCTGGATAGCAGCAAGAACTTTCTTGGAACGGTCGAATCTGGTATAATCAGGGAACGCATCCATAGTGAAAGTAAATGTACTTGGGTCTCCGCTTGAAGCCATAGTGAATGTGAAGTTAGACTGAATCTTGCAGTTAGGAATGATAAATTCTGCAGGCATGTCAACACCGCTCTGGTCACGGAACAATGTAGCAGCTTCGAGGTAGTAGTTACCACCGAACTTATCAGCTGTAATTTCAATCTGCTGTGCGCCACCGGTACGAGCTACATAGTAGTCAAACAATACGCTATCGAACTGGTTCTTGTTAGGAACAGTACCTAAAGTATAAGCATGGTCACCAGCCTCGCCGTGAAGGTCATCCACAGTCTGAACAGTCAACTGCTTAACATTGTTGGTATTGCCATCATGAACAGGAATGTAAGGCTCAGAGATGATTTCGCCATCTTTCATGAACATTACATATGCAAAGTTATCAGCATTGTCTGCTGGTAAGTAAGGAATCTCAGACAACTTAACAACAATATTGCCACCATCTTCTGCCAAAGTAACATCCTTAGCATCGATAGTCTCAGTCATATGCTGATAAATAGGCTTATCAGTAGAAGCTTCAACCAATCCGGCACCAGAAAGAATCATAAAGCCTTCTGGAGAAATTAAAGCGTCTTCCATAGTGAAAGTAACAGTTCTTTCACCTTCCCATGCTACCAAACGGGAGTTACCACGACCACCCTGTGCATAAACAGTTGTTGCTGCACCTTCCATGCTTGAAGTCTTAAGGGTATCGAAATAAATTACAGGTTCGTTAGCATAGAACATTTTATTACCAATCTTCTGCGCTGCTTTAGCCTTTAAAACAACGTCGCAAATCTCACGAACACCAAATTTCATAGTGCATATTCCTCCTTATTTATTTAATGGATATTTTTCATCCAATCTTCAGGTTGGGAATCTGGCTTACCACCCGCAAGACGAGTGCGGATGTTGATATCCCAATTGATATATAGCATATATCTTTCTAATAAATCATACAACTGGAACATTGTACAATTCGTTAAATCTTGCAATGACATGGAGTTTAAACCAATAGTCAAAACTGAAAGATATCTACTAAACGAGCTTTGATTGCCACCATCTTTTTGTGCGGCAACCCTTTGACGACCTCTCATAAGCTTTTGCGCTATCTCTCGAGCCTTATCATTTGCCGGATTGAATGCTTGCTGGTCCATAGGGCCAGTGTTGGCGCAAAAGACCATTCTCAAAACATTTTGAAGTGCTTCAAAATTGGAATCGTCTACCATTTGAGAGCCGCCTTCGCTTTGAAAAAGTATGGAACGTGGAGTCATTAGAACTTTATATTTAGGAAAAAGTAAAGTTAACAACTGTTGAACGCAGACTTTTTTATCTGCCGTACTTTTATCCATCATCATCGTCATAAATATTTGAAAATTATTTATATCAGATAGAGCATCTTTGTCCTCTACGAACATACTCTTATGTAAGCATAAGCATTGGACCCCAATGAAAAAATCATCTTCCCCCAAGAAGGAAATCTCTTTAATGGAGGGTTGGTGAAGAGTAAGTTGACACTCTGGAATAGGAATATCAGAACCCGCCATTAAAGCAAGTCTTACATCCATTACTCCTCAATAGCCTCGGCCGCAATTTCTTCTAACAGTTGTTTAAAGTGGATTTGGTCCTCTTCTACTGGAGTATAACTATTCTTATCCTCTTCACCATGAACTGCCTGATACATTAAACATAAACCAGCAAATTCATCTGTTAGAATAATTTGATTAGCTCCTACAAACTGCAAAGTGCCGATTCCAGTAAGATGAGTTCCATCAAACAAAGAATCTAATTCAGCTGCAATACGATATGGACGCAACTGGAAATCACGCATTGGCCACTGGTCAAAGTGACAAATAACATCAAATTCAATAATATTATCTCTGAATTCCGGATTAGAGTCATTTGGTGTAAAATTATCAAAACTAATAATTACATAATTAAGACATTTTCCATCAACACTTAATTTCGGAACGATTTTAATGTTCTTACCAAATAAAGCTAACTTATCTTCCTCGCTTAAATTATCTCTTTTTAAAGCATCTGAAACTTCATAATGCAGAAGCTTCTGAAGGCGAGGGGACTTAAACATTTCTTTTACGATAATGCTAAGGTCTTTTTCAACAGATAAGAAACTTGATTTTGGGGCTTTATATCTTTCAACTTTCATATCTCTTAAACTCCTTTAACTCTCTATTTAAAACAAAGACTGAACAACAATCTTCTTTGTATAATAATTACCATAAGACAGCTCAAATTCACCACTATAAGAGCTATTCCACTTAACAAGACAAACACCTGTGCTATTTCTATCAACCTCAATGGTTACAGGATATTTAGAATCAACTTTCCAAAGGTTGCCATTATTAGGACCAATCCATCTATACTCATAAGCAATTCTTGGCTTAATAAATACGTCACCTTTAATCAATGTGTCAATGTGCTCAGGGTTTGGACTCTCCGGTACAACAACGAGGCCGCCCGCAATTCCTTTCTCTAAGTCATCTTCATCATCGTTGGCATAATACTCAACAGCTGTAATTTCTAAAATACCAGGAGTAGAAATCCAGTCTGTGGCTTCAACTCGCCAACAAATATTAGGCTCTTCTTCCATACTTCTTGATAAATAGAATTTAGAATATCTCTGAAAATATTTCAAAGATTCTGGTGTCTTAGGCATTAAAATATTCAGACTGTGGTTAGGTTCGTCTACACTAATACCATGTTTCTGAATATAGTTAACTTTTGTTTCTACTGGACCTCGGATTGCGGCAAAGGTGTTGTGAACAACGCCATCGTCTAACCATTGAATACTCAACGTACATTTTCTAATATCCCCTCTGAAATAGGCAAGTTCAGTAAGGTCTTGTAGATAAATTAACCAATGTGTTTGTGTTCCTTCCCACTCAAAAACGTCTCCACATCCGAAGCCCTCTTCGTATGGAATGGAAATAATTTTATCATCATAGTCTTGCTTTAATTTATTTGGGTTAATCAAAGCTCGAACTTTTCTTTTGCTTGCTGAATTCTCTACGAATCCATCTTCGCTTTCTTTTCCACTAACTTTTTTAACTGTTGCGGCTTGATATGAATACAGTAATGCTCTATCTAAAGAACGTCTTTTATCAAAGACCATTCTGTCATGTTGCGCATGACCACCATTGTATCTCAATAGTGTAGATTGATGTTGGAAGCCTTCAAGAGAAGTTTCCTCAGCCTTACCGTCTCCCTCAACGGGAATTGGTTTTTTGTCACCCAGGTTAAAAACGCCAAGGCGGCCAGCCATCAAATTTAAAGAAGTATTGCGTTTCTTATCGTCATAACTTGACATGGCTTAACTCCTGCAAAATACTAATGCATTCAAAAATAGTTTTGCGGTATAGTTCAAAAGTGGTTTCTTGTACACGCAATCCTTCTAATTTACTAAGCATTTGTAGAAAAATAGGACCAATGAAAATCTCATTAAGTCCTACTACTTCTAATATTACAGTATCCAATTGTTTTTGCCAATCCTCTTCATGTTCACGCATCGGAATTAATTTCCATAATTGGTTGGTTAAACGTTGAACATTTTTAACTAAATCTTCCTGACTGAAATCAATATTATATTTATTTAAGAGCACTTGTTTCCATTAACACAGACCAGTTCGAACTAATTCGACCATCTGCGTCGACCTTTCTACGCTTATATAAGCGTTGCATATGGAAAGAATCTCTACGAGCTTCTTCCAATAAGTTTAACAACTTCGCCAAATGATTAGCCTGTGAAGTAAACTTAAAGTCTGAGCCACTGTATTTCATACGAGTGTTCTCAATGGATGCTACTTGACGTTGAACCCAACCTTGTTTCATCAAGAGCGCAAGAATGTTGATTTCTTCGGAAGTTAATTCAGTGTTGAAATGGGATTTTTCAACAATTACATCTGGAGTCTGAATACCAGCATCTTCTGGAAGTTCATTCCAAATAACACCAATAATGAAATCACCTGGCAATACTTCGTTCTCAGGGAGGACAACGGTTTCGATAGTGTAGTTTCCATCAAGCACAACTCGTGGAAACTCAAAGCCAGGAATCGCATCTAACAAAAGACTTTGCAAATCTTTCAAGGTGTCTTCTGGTGTCAGTTCCATGTACATATCATCAGTAATTTTTCCAAGAAAGCGATTATAGATAGCTGAGAATTGTGTCTGATTTGTTTCAGCCATACTAAATCCTCCTATCTACAATTACTCAGCAGACTTCTCCTCAACCTTAGGTGTTACCACATTGTACTTTGGAGTAGTTCTGCGACCTGCTGGAACCTCATCTTTCTTCACACGACGCTCAGGAGCAGCCTGCTTTAAGATTGTTCCATCTTCGTCTTCTTTCTCAGCAGCAATGTTTTTCAAAGCGGCATCAACATCGAAGCCAGTCTTTTTCTTCAAAGCTACTCTCTTCTGCATATCATAAAGAGGAACGCTAATAGAAAGCTTCTTAATTAAATCGATAACACCAACTGGCGCAAAATCCAAACAATCAAGAAATTCATCAAGAGAACCTGTCTGAATCAATCTAACAACATCAGCTTCGCTCATGTTATATTCAGGCTCTACTTGAAGGCCTGCAATCTGTCTACCTTCTTCTTCAATAATCTGCAAGAAACCTGCAAGAATTTCTTTTCCACCTGGTTGGAAAGTCAAATGCTCAAGTTCTTCCTGAGTAATTTTCTTTGCTTCACCTGGTGCAAAAGAACGACGAATGCCATCTTCAGGAATCATATAAGTTACCTGACCGGCACTTCTATTCTTAATAGTAATAGTCTTTTCCATAAAATTTAATCTCCTTTTTCTCATAAAGTGAAAAAAGGGGGAAGTGGGGATTTCCCCATTTCCCCCTCTAATCTATTTCTATATTATATTAGGTTAAACCAAGAATTATTCACCCTTGTGATAAGCAGCAACTTCATTTACGAAGAAAGAGCTATCCCAAGTAGAACCCTTAATATTCATCTGACCCATCAAGCTTGTATCAGCATAAGCGCAGATGTTGTTAGCCAACATAGCAGTTACGCCAACCTTCTTGTATACCTGGATCTCACGGCTTCTATCAGCGTTAACATATTCATCAACGATTGTGCCGCCCTCGAATGCAATCTTAACAGGCTTGCTATCAGCACCAGCTGGGATGATGTAGCAGTAACCAGGATCGATTACCTTGCGAGTATTGGTCTCATCTTCAAGACCCTGAGGAAGGATAATAACCTTACGTCCCTTGTAAGTTGCAAGGTGACCAGTATCCCACAACTGTTGCTTCATAGCCTCAGTATATCTCCAACCCTCAGTAGGAACCATCTTAACTGCGAACTCGTAAGTACAGTAAATAGAAGGCTCACCATAAGCGGAAGCAATAACAAGGAGTCTATCGAATTCCTTCTCGTCGAAACCATTAGCAACTACAATATTTGCAGGTGGCAACTGGTTAACGGAAGCCTTAAGAGCATGACCAACCTCTTTGAATACGAGTTCGTCCATACCCTCCATGATAATAGCAGTAACTTCAGCGAAGTCTACACGACCATCAAGGAACTCCTCAAATCCAATCTGAGCTGCTCCACCGATAGCAGATGTACGAACTTCGAAGCTCTCGTCTTCGGACTTACCAAGCTTGAATACTTCGTAAATACCAGTAAGACCAACACGAGTTACGAACTGCTTAGCACGCTGACGTGCATCTCTCTTGCGCTTGAACATAGGCTTGTCGCCCTGTGCAAAGGTCTTGGTTTCAGCAAACTGCATATAAGCCTGCTCAACCTTCTTAGGAAGGACTTCATCCAAAGTCTCTTCGATAATAGAGAAGATTAAATTCTTGTTCTCTCTATAAAGTGAATATGTACCAGCATATTCATTAAGCTCCTGACGAAGGCATTCGTTCAGGGCATCATAGCTGAAATTCTCGCCATTAAAGCTGTAAGAAACAGGAGCGGAAGGGTCAGCTTTTGCTACAGTTTTCATCAACTGTACTAAGTTATTTCTATCTAAAGCCATTACTCAATACTCTCCTTTCTTACTGAATTCTCATAATCTTAACGCCACGCTGATGGTCAGGCATAGTATATACCTTAACTACCTGCCAGAGCATACCAGTTTCAGCCTCAGTTGGCTCAAGGATACCCTTAGCACCTGGAGTAAGAATGTCACCAACTGCCAATTCAGTTGCGTTGATTGTGTTAGTAGTCATAATGTCACCAACGTTAGTCTTGAAGACACGTGGAACCATAGTTGTGCCAGTAGGCATCATTTTCTCTTCGTATTCACGAAGCTTCATAAACAATCTCTTTCTATCTTCCTCAGCGATATCTGGGTTGTTAATATCAGAGAGCTCATAATAATCATGATACTTAGCAGCAACAGAGAAGTCAGCAACTACCTGATTACCGTCAGCATCAAGAACTGGCTTACCATCTTTACCATAAACAGGGAAAGCATCGCCAAGGTCTTTAAAAGTCTTGGTTACTGGGTCATAAACTTCTCTTACACCCTGCAAGAAACGAGTAGGACCGTACATCTCCTGAGCCTTCTCGCCATCAAGTGGGCTGTATACACGAGCACCATAATGCTCCTTAACGAGTGCGAACTCGCAATCTAACTGCTCTTCACGATAAAGTTTTGTCTCATTATAAACGAGCATCCATTCGCCCTTACCGGTAAAGTTAACAAGGCCGTTTGCATAGTCATACTTAACAAACTGTCCCTGCTCGAGAACTTCAATATCGGAAGCTGCAGGAAGCTGAGCGTAAATCTGAGCTGTACGCTGTGCAGACAAGTGGTTAGGCTCAACCTGACCATAGCCTACTTCAACGTAGGAAGCCTGAGACTTAATGCTCTTTTTAAGCAATTCTCTAAGCATTTCTATATTTCCTCCTTAAAATTTTTTCACTTAGTTCATAGATTTCGCAACATTGCGAAGTGACTTAACCCAAGCAGGAACGTTTTCGTCCCCCATACCACCATCTAAGCTATATGTGGTAGGCTTGTTGTTTTTATCATCTTTATCTTCATCAAGGTTGAAATTGACCTTGTTGCGAACACAAATAATTGAAAGCTTTGCTTCAATTTCATCAAGAGAATAAGTATCAATGTTGTCAATAACATCTTTCTTCTCTTCATCAGAAAGCATATAGAAACTTGCAATCATAGCTTCTTTATCTTTCTTTTCAATAGATTTCTTGAACTCGACCAACTTAGCCATTTCAGCTTTCATGTTGTTATAGTCGGTTTCAAGAGCAGAATATTTCTGACTAAGCTCTACATACTCTTCAATTTCATCCAAGTTGTATTTGCCTTTCTTGCCCTTGTTTTCGTCATCATCCTCTTCATCCTCGCACTCACCCTCGGAAATAGGCTTGCCGCACTTAGGACACTTCTCTTCGTCCTCGTCATCATCCTCGGACTTAGCAAACTTAGTCTTCTTTTTCTTCTTCTTATCTTCGTCATCATCGGCGTCGTCGTCATCAGAATCATCTTCATCATCCTCTTCGCCTGACTTCTTCTTGTCTTCTGGGTCTTCCTTACCTTCCTCGCCAGGCTTCTTGGACTCATCATCGTCCTCATCCTCTTCAGCCTTTTTCTTCTTCTTAGCATATTCAAGCTCGAAAGCTTCAACATCCTCAAGAGCGAACTGTGGCTGAGCCGCAGGAACATAAGTCTTAGTTACTTCAACCAATTCGGCAGAAGCAGCAAAACCTGTATTGTCATCCAAAGAGAAATTCATTCTAAAGTACTTGCTATTAGAACGATTCTGAAGAATAGCGAACTTTTGACTACCTTCCTCATAAATGCCTTCAATTCTATAAATAGAATCATACACATAACCCTCGTCATTAGCACGTGGATATGTATGCTCTAAATAAGAATAGATAGCACTCCATAAGGAATCGCCAATTTCAACAGCATATCTTGTAAACACTGTAGGCGCTCCTCCTTCATTTAGAACTTTCTTGATTTCATTCATCATTGAGAAGAGCTGCTCCTTGAAGCCATCCTCAAATGAGAATGTGATTTGTGGCGAAGTGATATTGGCCCCCTCGAAACAAGGTTCGCAATCTTCACCTAAAACACAAAGTTTTGAAATAATTGCCTCATTTATAATGAAAAACTGAGGCTTTCCTTTACTATCTTTTGTCCAAAACGCATCAATTAAATCTTCATCTAATTCCATTGACTGGTTATTACCCTCGTCAATGATTCTTTGCGCTTCAGGATACTGACCTGTCCAAATATAGCCTTCGGTCATTAGATATTCACGCTCAATCTGTCCATCGTCTAAAAACTTCTGGAACCAAACCTTTGCACCTAAATCGACAAAGCCATATGGTCGTGTTTTATCTTTAATAGTAAATTTTCCATTGGAAATATCAATAACTCGATTGTGCTCTTCAAAGTCACCTTTTGCCTCATTGAAATAACCAACAATCGGACTGCCTGGAAGTGAGTTAGCCATGTCGCGCGCAACATCTTTAGTAATAATACTTTTGTTGCGATTAGGCTCGTCACTTACATAGCAAACCTTAATTTGACATTTAGAAATCAGTGGGTTAAGAGGAGTGACATTAATAAACTCACAAGGAGTTTCCAACTTAATACTTGTATGTTGAGCCATAGTATCCTCCTTAACTCATAGATTCTTTATTTTGAATGGTTTTTTCACTTTTCTGGTCGTCTGCCTTTTCTGGTCGACCGGCTTGCTTTTCTGAAGAATTCCCTTCTGATACTTTTTGAGAATTGTTTGAGACTGATTTATTATTTTCGCCCCCGCCTTTTAAATCTTCCATTTTCATAGTAGAAGACATAAGTGGAGGAATCATAACTTCACTCAACTTCAAAATCTCATTCTCAAACTTAGCAGTAGCCAAAATCGCACTCTGGGTATGACCAAGAGCAATCTGAGGCAACATCTTAGAATAGCCCATTTGAACTTGCTCTTTATACAACTTGGAAAGTTCCTTATAGTTGTATTGAGTAGTTTCTAACATATAGAATTTAAATTTATATTTCTTCCTTTGAGTGTTGAGCTGTTGCACAACATCATTGAAAAATATATGGAATTGCAAAAGTAATGTTCTCATACTTGCTTCGTCTGACAAAATTGATTTCTCAAGACTTAAGTTACCATCAGTATTAAATAAGTTATTTGAAACACCGAAAGAGTTATATACCGCACGCTCTACACGCTCAAGTTCATCGGTAGAAGTGCTTGTAGTCTTGTCTGAAGTATCCACGGAGTCGATGTCCGCAAATGTTGTCAAAACGTCAACACCAATAGCATTACGTAACATTTGTACTGCATTATTATGGATATCTCTTGCTTCATCCACGTCGAAAATCAAATCGCCATTTTTATCCATAGGAAGTTTCTGAACAATAATTTTCAACAACTTTTGCATCTGCTTGCGGCGGTCTAAATCCTGCGCCGCGTCTAAGTCAAGGATGGCTGGAATAGCATTGATAAACAAAGGAATATCATTTCCGTTACCACTTCCACCATTTCCAAAACTAAATTTGACAGTGCTGTCTGGGTCAAGAAGATACCAGCCAGTGTCGCCGAGAAGATCGGTGCGCAATCTACTGTCAATGGTTCTTGTTTCACTATAATCAGGCTTTAATCTTCCCTGTTTGTAAGCCATATAACCCTTAGCAAACTCTTCTGGGAACATTTTTAGAACTTTCATACGGTAAACAGTGTCGGGGAATTCATTATCGAAAAATTTCATATTGAATTCAATTGCCGGCTTATTACCAATAAAGTATCTTACTCGACAGTACTTAATAGGAAGTTCCTGGAGAATGATACCATTTCCACTTGGAACAATATAACCATAATAGCAACCATTTTTGATTACACTAAGTGCAATATTGTCACACATCAACTTGATGTGAGTGGAGTCAAGGAAGTCAAGCATCTTTTGGAAATCCTTAATAATCTTATCTTCCTTGACAGCATCATCAAAAATCTCTGGAACAATATACCAGTCCCATCTGTACATATTTGCGAAATATTCACAAACGCGTTTATAGATACCACTTGTTTTATAAAAGTAATTTGAGATTTCTCTTAATTGCTCGGTGTCATTATCGTACAAGGCACGATAAATCGCAGCCTTATCAATTCTGAAGCGGGTTGCATGTTTCAAACTGCCCAGATTCAATACGGCATCATCGAGCGATTTTACTCCGACCTTCATCTTACCGTAACGAGTAGTTCCTCCCATATCAAAGCCTTTGGAGTGAATAGCGTCCTGTCTACTTGGCTCGTAGAGAGGATTTTCTCTAATCTCTTCCAAAACCTTACCTCCTTAATAACCCGCTTTCTCCATGATATAATCATAAGAAATCAGATTTTCATCAGTATATGGAATTTCTATTAACTTAAAGTCATGCAAGGCGCAAAATCTTCTCTTGTTATTATCATTATACTGCTGTTGGTAGAAACCTCTTTTACCACCAAACTTTTGACTTGGTTCATAATGTTGTCTACCTTGATACTCAATAATAAAATCAATTTTGCCATCATCATCAAAAACAACGAAATCAAAACGCAGAGGTCTGCCATTGGGACTTCTCAAGTCTTGAAAGCTATATTCCATTCTAAATGGTAATCCAGCTTCTGTCAAAACTTCTTCAATCTTGATTTCTCCTCTTGAAGCTCGCATAGGCTCCCTCCTTTCTTAATTCATAAAGCACCAGTCTTTAGCATTGAATTTCTTTTTACGTTTCTTATTTTCTTCTACTTGTTTAATATAGTATAATCCATATTCAAAAGCGGAGAATTTATCCTTGCGGATACCTTTGTTCGCTTGTTTCAAAATAATTTTTACGCCTTCATTTTCTTCTCGTAAGTTCATCATTTCCTCTTTTAATATGGAAGTTAGGGTAAATGGTTTTAAATATTCTGCCCTTTCCTCAGGTTTCATATTCTGACCAACCTTGGTGCCAAGCAACTTAGTCTTAGCAACACGCTCGTCAATAAGAAGTTTAACTTTACCAGAAGATAACTGAGCTTGCGCATTTGCATGTGCTTCTGTATTGATTGGCGCATTTGCTTTAATCAAATACATAGCATCTTGTTCGGTAATGTTGGTCTTATACTTTTTATAGTATAACTCATCATCATTATAAACACCAAAGTCAGGATACGTATCTCCTGTATTTGGGTCAATCTGAGATTTAATCATATAGTCGACCAAACCAATACCAAGACCATTGGCGTCGATTACGACTCTACGAGCTTTATACTTGTAGAACAGTTTCTTGATACGAATCGCTTGGTCTTCAAAGTGTTCATCAGAGAATGTATAAATATTTACCAATGATTTGTATGCCGCACCCATTGATTGTGGGGTTACTTTAAATACACATACTACAGAATCACATCCCTTACGACCAACGTCAACAGACAATACATAGAAAGCCTGCGCACTTGAGCGTCCAGAATGTTCCAATTCAGGTTTCTGTAAGTTGCGGTTTCTATCAAAGATTTCTCCATTGAAGAAAGCGTCAGCTACAGTACCAGTCCATTTTGATTCATACTCACGGTCGAAAGAAGCTTCATTGAAGGTTCCGTCCTTTTTCAGGTCTTGCAGGAAGTTTTTATCCAGCAACTTCATTAAAACAGGAATTCTCCAAGTTCCGCCCATTACCATTGCCTTGTGAGGCTCAGTAATCATCCAAACCAAGAGCTGTATCAATTTATCATATGCAAATGTGTTTTTAAATCCGGCAGTAGTTACATAAATCTGCGACTTATTCAAAGTCTCATCAGGTTGAGTTGTGCCATCCATACACAAACGAGAAACGTTCATGGTAGGAATAATAACCTGAGAAAGAATATCGCCGTCAACACCAACGCACTCCTCTACGAGACCGCCATGTCGACGCTTACCTCTCGACTTCTCGGACGCCGCAATATTATCGAAATAAGAGCCATTTTTGAATACATAACAAACATAGTCCTTACCTTCACGCGTCTTACCCGGTCGGCGGTCAAGTTCTCGGTCAAAGGCCGGAACCAGCGTGCAAATTTCTGTAACTTTTTCTTTTACGATACCTGCAGCCTGCTCTTTACCACCAGAAGTAACGAATAATTTACTACGTGGATATAAGATACAACGGCACATCAGTACCATAACAGATAAGAATGATTTTGAATACGCACGAGGGAACACCATGTATACATATTTGTAACGCATAGCCGCACGCAAAAATACTCGTTGATAGAAGAAAAACTTTAATTTCCTTTCCTTTGTAGGGTCTCCGCCATCTTGGAGAAAATCAATGAACATGTCTGGATATTCGCGCCAATAGGCAATATATTGGCGCACCGCAGGCTTAATAGCTTCGATACGCTCTTCAGATAGTCCAATTTTCTTTCTCTTGGTAGAGAGGTCTAATAGGTCTTGAAGAGCCATTAGTCTTCCTCTCCATTCAAGAGTTTTTCAATGTAAGCGGTGTCGTATTCTTCGACATCCTCTTCAAATTCTCTAAATTCTTCGAAATCACTATCTGTGAGAACCTTAGTAGCACCATCCTCAAATAGTGCGGCTTCCATGAGTTCTTCCTCATCAGCTGCCTCAGATGCGCCATCGGCCTCTCTTTGTTTTTCTTCTTCAATCTGTTTAATAGCACTTTCAATCAAGTTACCAAGGTTCATTTCCTCAGTTACCAGATTATAAGTGTAACTTTGTAAATCTTGTAATGTTCTATCAACCTTATCCTGTGGCCCGTCTGTATAATAACGAGGGATGAACCCATCCTTTTCGCAAATTGCCACAAGTTCGGAAATGGAGTCTACATACTCACCAGATTCTGCTTTATTCTGAGCCGCAGTAAACTTACCAGACTTCATAAGTCCGTCATACATTTTAATCATCTTCTGAGCACCATCAACATCACCAATATCCAAGAGCTGATTAGCTTTCAAAGATGTTTTACAAACTAATTTCAATGTATCAATATGTCCCGCAGTTTGAATATCGTAAGAACTCATCATTTCTTCATACAACTGTTCCAACTTAATCCATTCTTCTGGTTTATAGGTTTTGCCCCACTTTAATCGCAAGTATGTTCTATCTTCTTCTGTTAAATCATCATCAAAAGAAGTATCCTCTCCGGACTGCTGTGCGAAGTAATCATCTTCTTCAAAATAACCAGTCGGTCCAGTATAAGGAGTGTACTCAGGTTCTTTTAAAATCTCATCCGGGATTGTAAAAGTCGCCTTCGTAACAGCTTCATTAATTTGTATTGCGTCATAGCCTTGACGCTTCATAGTTTCTTCAATTTTTTTGTTAGCGACTTCTTGTAGATAATCAGTGTGTTCCCAACGATAATCTCGCCACTGTTTTAACTTCATCTTAGATAAGTATCTACCAAGAATTGTCATGCCAGTTAATTTAGATTTGTCTTTTCCGTAGGACGCAAGTAGCTTATTCCATTCATCTTGAACATAAGGTACATCGCATTCCTGCAGAATCCATAAATATGTATCAGGGTTAAAATTGTCAACATGCATTGAAATACATTTCTTGCATTGTTTCAATTTTCCTTCTGGATATTTTTCTAAATTATTTGAACCATAAAATTGTTCTGCACTCATCGTTCTATTACATTTTTCGCAGTAGAACGTACGGTTATCTGCCATGCTCGTTACCTCCTCTCTAATTTATTATAAAAATACCTGGCCGCAATTATGACTTTTTGCCCTTTGAATTTCTGCAACATTTGCAAATAGAGTAAAAACCATCTTTGCTGGTCTTATTCTTAGAGAAGTATTTATTATGAGCAAGTTTAATTTGCCCGCATCGAGAGCATCTCTTGTACTTACCTTTTTCCTCATTGAGGAAATACCAATCTAAATATTCATCCTCGGCCGCAGAAGCTATCAAACTTGGAATCTTCTTGCGCCAGAGGCTACTAATATACTCAAGAGAATGAGTAATACCAAATTCATCTTTCAGAATCTCTTGAATCTGAACATTTTGGAGTCCATCAATTTTACATTCAACAATTCGCTCATAAAGTGGATAATCTGCTAATGCTTTTGTAGCAATATTGTCAAAGTCCTCCATTAAATACCAAGTGTTCGAATCAAAGACTCCCCAACTGTCTTGTTTTAATCTTGAATAGTTACATAGGATGGCTTCGCATACTTTTGGGTCCACCAAAGTAACTCCTTTAGAAACGCAATACCCATTTTCATCTAAAGTAATTTCGCCATCCAATTGAATTGGATTTCTGCCATGCATTACTTTATTTAAAACAATTGGTTTGCGGAAAGCATCTTTAACCAAGTACTGGTCCTTACGCAATTCAATAATAGCCTTTTTGGCAATGAAAGCGTCTCGACCTGTCGCTTTCTTCAAGATATTTTCCCAAACCTGAATGGCCTCTCTAATTTGCTGTAACTCTGGGATTTCTTCTAAATCTTTCTTTGTGATTGAAACTTTAGGTCTAAAAATTTGATTCTTGTCTTCTGTTATTAATCCATAAATACCATCTTCGCCATTTTCAAATTGGGAAACAAGACCTTCAAAAGACGTTTCGCGCTTTGTAACTGTAGCCATACGGTTTTCAGTTAAAATCTTGCGCTCCTTTTTCTCTTGTTTCTCCATGCAGAGGATTAGGTAATCAGCGAGAATTTCCAGGTATTTATCACCTGGGTCTGGATTCTCTGCGAGAATCTTCTCAACCAATGCCTTTCGCTCTTCTGGAGTTGTTAAACTGTAATCTAATTTAATCATCTTTAACCTCCAGTCTTATACTATAATTATACCAGAAAATTTTCGAAAAGTCAACCCGCACTGGAAACCGAATGTTGACAAATTAAAAATTTTTTGGTATAATATTAGTAAATATGAGGAAAGGATATTGGAGATATGAAAGTATTACTTTATATCCTCGCATTCTTCCTTCTTTCACTCTTGGTTGGAATTATATATTGTTGTATTGCGGTAAGTAAAAATAAAGGTCAAGAGTTTTACGATGACAAGTGGATTGGTTCTTTAACCCTTGTTGAACATTTTAATCAAACAGAACATAGTGAATTATTTTATTGTGAAAATCACTATGAGCATTTAAATGCAAAAATGCAATTGGTTATTTGCCACAAGAGGGCGCCGAGCGCAGAAGAATCTCCTTGGGACGGAGTCCCAAGGGAAATACATAAAGCACAAGTTATTGAGTTGGAGGGGAGATACTTTTGGCGGGAACTTGGATTGCAATAATCTTGTGGGGAGTTATTTCCACAATTACATTTATTCCACATATGCCTGCATGCAAAGAGCTTAGCAGCGCAGATAAATTTACAGTTATGGTCATATTTTTAATCGGAGGGCCATTTTTTGCAATATCTAATATTCTTGAAGAATTATTAAATTGCATTATGCCACCTGGTTGGGGAGGAGACGACGATGATTTCTTCAACAAATACTAATTTTGAACTAAAAAATATTAAAGAGTTTTGTGCCGATTGGAAAGCCAGTCTTAAAGATCGGCTGAGCGGGCAGCGCGCAATCCTTCATATTATTCAAGTTGGTGACAATCCCGCATCAACACGCTATGTTCGCAATAAAGTGAAGGACGCACAGGAAGTGGGCATCGAAGCGCAGGTTATTCATTTTCCAGAATCAGTAACCCAAGAGACTGTCGAACAATCCATTATTCAAATTGTTCAGACTAATGCTGAAAATCCAGCTGGCATTATTGTGCAGTTGCCATTACCAATTCATTTGGATAAAAATAGAATTACAAGACTTATCCCAAGCCGCATGGATGTAGATGGATTTAAGAATGATAGTCCTTATTTCCCTTGCACTCCTCTTGGTATTATCACATATCTGAAAGCATGCAATTTCAATTTTGAGGGGGCAAATGCGGTAGTAATTGGACGTTCTGAGATTGTAGGGAAACCCGTCGCAGAAATGTTGGTAGATTTGAATTGCACAGTTACATTGTGCCATAGTAAAACAAAGAATTTGCATACCTTTATTGATAGCGCAGACTTGATAATTTGCGCGGTGGGTAAGGCCGGATTCCTGAACTGCTATCCGATCTACGTACCGGTTATTGATGTAGGTATTAATTTTAATGAAGAAGGTAAAATGGTTGGAGACTGTATTAATACCGAGAATAGACTGGTAACCCCAGTTCCGGGTGGAGTTGGTCTTTTAACCAGATGCGCACTCTTGGAAAATATGGCGGTAGCCAAGCTGTTGTTTGAAAATCCTCGGCTTGACGAGGCGCAAATTCCAATTAAATTAGGAGAATAAAAATGAGAATTAGACCAGAAAACACAACAAGAAAAATTGATGCGCTCGGACGTGTCACGATTCCTAAGGGCTTGCGTGACCGAATGGGACTCCATGAAAATGATGACATGGAATTGTTCACAATGGAAAGCGGCGGATGCGAGTACATTTGTTTGCGCTCAGCCCGCATTGAAGCTGATAAATATCGCCTTGCCGCAGAATTGCTCCAAGAATTGAATATTGCTGTTCCAGCTGAACTCGCAATCAAGGTTGGGTTGGAGGACTAATTATGGCAGGGCGCAATTTAGCAGAACTATTTCATGGAAAAGAAAATGCGATTACCGCGCAGAAATTGCGTGAGGGTCGCAGTTGTTTGGTAACTGGGTATGGACAAAGCATGACTCCCATTTTGGAGAGTGGAGATAGTGTTATTTGTATTCCTGTAACCGAGGATACGAAATTGCATAAGAATGATATTGTTCTATGTAGAGTGGGTGGGCATTACTACCTGCACAAGATAGTAGCTATTAAGAATGGAAATCGGTATACGATTGGAAACAACCATGGACACATTAATGGCACTATTGGGCGAAACAATATTTTTGGAGTCGCCGTAGAAAGAGTTTAGAAAGATTGGGTTCCGTACCATTCGGTATGGGACCCATTTCTTATTTTTCCCGTAAACCGAAATCTGAAATTGATTTAGTGGGAGGTTTGTCCAGGAAATAACATTTCATCAACAATAAAAAAAAATTTTCCCGAAATACACCCCCCGGGTATGTTGGCATACACAGCACAGGCACACACACAGACAGAGAGGTACGCCCCTCTCTACGCCCTACAGAGCTACGCACATGTACATACAAAGAGATACATACACAATGACCAAGAGGTAATGAGTACATAACACATACACATCTATCTATACATACAACAATAGATAATAATAATAAATAATAAACAACACAATGATGTACATACTAATACATACGCTGGGCCGTGCATGGATGGCGCGGCCCTGGTTGGCATGGTATACATCTTGCACAAATAAAGGGCGCAACAATTGTGCAAATCTACCTATTGACAAACCTCCCGAAACGTGTTATACTAAGGGTACAACAAAGGAAGAGAGAGGTACACACAATGAAACACATCAGCACAATCTACGTAGTAAGAAACAATGAGACACACAGACACACCTACTATACTAAGGAATGCGCACCTGCTGAAGCAAGACCTATGCTTTACCACACAAGCAAGACTATCAACGTACACCAAGAGGATGGCACAGTGCGCACAGCATACATGTACGGAGAGAAGAGCTACAGCTACGACGCAACAGAGGTAGCACAGTACAAAGAAGCACAAGCAGCTAAGAGACAGAGAGAAGCAGAGAGAAAGGCTATGCTTGCTACTATCATGACACACTATGAGGCAATGGATACTGAGGCACTGGCTAAGGTAATAGCTACTCTGTAAGGGTAGCTACCGTGTGCGGCCCTGCTATCCCTAACTGCCACAGAGCCAGGAGGCACAGAAAAAAGTCTGCACAAACGTGTAAAAAAAGCTTGACACAAACCTCCTGTAATGGTATAATAAAGATACAAAGAAAGAAGTAAAGAAAGAGGTAGATACAATGAGTAAGAGAGTAACAGAGATGATGACTATACTGTTGGTAGTAGTAGTGTTCATGGGCATGCTGGGGCTGTGCGGCTACGTAGAGACACACTACACACGCAAGGACTGCGTAGTAGTACACACAGAAGGACAGCTTGCAGAGGTAGAGGACAAGCAAGGACATGTGTGGTGCTATGAGGTAGAGGGCACAGCACCAAGCGTAGGCACAGTGGTAGATGTACACATGTACACAGCACACACTGATGGATACATCTATGATGATGAGGTAGTAGGAGTAAGCACACACTAATGCAGTGTGTGCTACTACACACTACTACTAATACTACACTAATACAGAAAGACCGCCATAGGCGCGCGCACGGTCCTGGCGCGCCTGATTGGTGCTATTGTAAAACCTGCACAAAAAAGGCTTGCAAAATCGGCGTAAATTTGTGTAAAATAAATCTCCCAAAACCCTTGACAAAATACCTGCGCGCATGGTATACTATAGATACAAAGAAAGAGAGAGAGGTACAACCTATGAACACTTATACTATCTACATTAACAACAACGCTATCGCTACTATTAGTGGTACTGAAGCTTGCTATGCTTGCTACGAAGCAGCTAAGACCATCGCAGAGATGACTTGCCAGACTGCTTCCCTTGTGTGGGATGAAACTGGCGAAGTAGTAGCCTTCTACGACCCTGAGGAAGAGGACTACGAAGAGCCTGCTGACATTGATGACGATTTTGGCTTTGACCCTTACGAAGGATGTTACACTTATGATTGCTAAAAAAAAATTAAAAAAGGGGCTTGACAAAAAGCCCCCTCCATGTTATAATAAAGATACAAAAAAGGAAAACAAAAGGAGACTGATAACTATGATGTGTGCAAGTGAACTGGCAATTGTGAGAAATGCAAGCGTAATGAAGTGGGAAAAAGAAAAGGCAGAAAGTCTTGCTCGTCTGTTGGGTGCGAGTGTTGAATTCTGTGAAACTGAGATTGGACCTGCCCTTGAGAAGCAGGCTCTCAACCCTAAGGGTGGACTGATTTCAACTTCTATTGACCTCGCTATGGCTTCCGATGCTTACGGCAACGAGGTACTGCGTCCTATTCGTTTCGATGGCAAGAAGTATGCAAATGGAGATTGGAGTTATTCTCCTTGCACTGACAAGAACTATCACAAGACTTTCATTGAAGAGTATCTTGCTCAGCATTGTCTGTCTGTAAGGTGGGAAGAAACTACTTACAATCGCTATGGTTTTGGCTCTTGCCGAGCTTACAAACTGATTGTTGAAGTAAAGTAAAAAAATGCAAAAAGGGGTTGACAAACTCAACCCCTTGTGCTATAATAATTACAGAAAGAAACAGAAAGAAGTGGTAAAAATGGCTTACGGATGTTATTCAGAAGTGTATTACGCAGAACATTTAGAAATTAGAACGGCAATCAAAATTGGGGAAACGACTAATGCAAGGCGTAGAAGTAATCAGTTGCTCCAAGAAGATTATTTAATTCTTCAATCATTAGACATTGGCGGCGGAGAATGCGAAAGGCTATTTGTAGAAAGTTTTTTGCGAATGAAAATTCTAAAAACACAAAAGGCTCGGCGCATTCGCAAAGATTATTTTAATTGCGCTGATCTTGATACAGTAGAATTTATTAAATCTCACTTTCAAGAGTGGGTAATGGAAGCAATAACAACAATGAGGGGAATGTAAAAATTCCCCTTGACAATCAATTAAAATTATGGTATAATAATAATACAAAGAAAAGAAAAGGAGATAGATACAATGGGTGAAGGTTGTTTGATGGTAATTCTCGCGCTGGCACTGGTGTTCGGCGTTGTGTGTTTCGAGGCATGGATTGGGATGCTTCTGTTTAACTGGGTGATGAGCCTGTTCGGCTGTGCGTTTGCTCTAACATTTTGGCAGGCTTTCGGCATCTGCGCTCTGCTCAGTTTTGTAGGTGGCTTTTTCAAATCGAGTTCCAAGAGCAATTAAAGAGAGGGGAAACCCTCTCTTTTTATTTTTTTCGGCCGCGCGCTGTCGGCTGTGGCGCGCGGTGTTTCTGCCAAGAGGTAATCTGCACAAAAATCTCGTGGAAAATTTGTGCAATTTTGTGCTTGACAAACATCCCGAAATGGTGTATACTTAAGGTACAAAAGATGAGGGGGTAATAACTATGATGATGAACATTACTATTGACAGACCTTGGAGCGAACAGCCTGAGGAAGTACGCAACGCAATCGACGAACAGACTTACAACAAGGTTGCTGAGGTTCTCGGCATTAAGTTGGTAAGTCGCAAAAAATGGTACGAAAAGGTATTGACAAACATCTCAAAGTATGGTATACTTAGAGCATGAAAGGGGGATACTAAAGATGAAACCTATGAATACTACATTCCACGCAGGAGTGGAACGAGCAAACCGACTGCAAGCATTGGAAGAAGTTCTCGGCTTCACAAACCCTGTGCTTGAAGTTGAAGTAATTGAAGAAGAAAAGAGGTACTTGCTAACCAGTAGTGGAATTATCATTGTTAAGAATTTGTATCGTGACATTGTGATAACTGCATTTATGGCAAATGTCAATCAGTGCTATCGTCTTTACAGAATGGCGGGCAAGGGGCAGATGTCACCTAAAATGGAAAAGCGAGTAATGAAAAATTGTCAAAGACATCCAGAATTATTTACGATTAGGGGTTGACAAAACCCCTAAGCCGTGGTATAATAATTACAGAAACCAAGAGAGAGGAATTGATACTATGAAGAAATTAGTAAACCTTAGATGCTATGCGGCAATCGGCAATGATGACTACTGCGACACTTCCATTTGGAATCACATTCGCTATGTGGAAGTTGGCGAGTGTAACACGACAGAATACACACTCGAAACCTTTGAAGAAGCATTTGCGGCAGTTCGTGACCACAGAATCAGAAATGCAGAAACTGGTTGCACTCTATTTCGCAATCGTCCGACCATCGAAATTGGTTGGGGCGACTTCTACAGAAACAAAAGCAAAATGACAGAAAAGACTTTCAAGCCCATTCGTGTCAGGTGGGAATGGGAAGAGGTTACAAGAATGTACACAATGAAAGACCTTGCGGACTTGCTCCCTGCTGAACAGTTCTGCGAATGGTTGAAAGACAGAGGGATTACAATGGTTGGCTCGATGTGAGCCAACCGCCCGTACAAAATAAATTAAAAAAGTTTTGAAAAACCTATTGACAAACCCACGAACCTATGTTATAATAAATACAGAAATTGAGAGAGGAATTGATAACAATGAACAAGAAAATTATTTACTGCACACTTGATACTGAAACTGTTGGCGGAGCTTCTAATCCTACTGGAATGTACAACCTCGGTTGCACTATCCACGACAGAGAGGGCAACATTTTCGCAACCGCTTCTCTGCTTGTAATGGAACACTATGACGAAATCGCACAGGACGATTACGCAAAGAAGAACTTCCCTATCTATCGCGAAAGACTGATGACTGGCGAAATGTCTGCGGTGGCTACCGAAGCCGAAGCACTTTCCATCGTTCGCAACCTTTGCAAGTTCTATGGTGTTCGCTATGTAATGGCTTACAACTCTGCTTTCGACTTTACCAAGACTATTTGCAGAGAACTGCTCGACGAGTTTGAGTTCATCGACATTTACTTGATGGCTTTGCAGACCATCTGCCACAAGAAAGGCTTTGCGAACTTCTGCCACGAGAATGGCTTCCAGTCCTCTTCCAAGAAGTCTTGCTCTACTACTGCACAGACTGTCTATGGCTTCATCACTGGAAATGCTGACTACATCGAAGAACACACTGCACTGGCTGACGCACTCATCGAAATGGAAATCTTTGTGGCTTGTCTGAAAATGCACAAGAAATTCAACAAGAACATTCACCAGTGGGACGCAAAGGGCAGAGAGTACAACAAGTGCTTTCCGAAGTGGGTGGACTAAGTCCCCCACTTTCCCCGATCAAAAAAAATAAAAAACTTTTCAAAAACCTATTGACAAACACGAAAATCCATGCTATAATTAAGATACAAAAAAGGAAAGGAAGTAAACACAATGAAGACTATGAACATCACAATCAACTTTGACATGGACGGCACAATCGCTGACCTCTATGGAGTAGAAAACTGGCTCGAATACCTCATCGCAGGCGACACATTCCCTTACGCAAACGCAAAGCCTCTGCTTAGACTTGCAACTCTCGCTCGCAGACTTAACACTCTCCAGAGAAATGGCTACAACATCGCAGTTATCTCTTGGCTGAGCAAGAGTGGCACAGAAGAATACAACAGAGCAGTTACCGAAGTCAAAATGGATTGGCTCAAGAAACATCTGCCAAGTGTCAACTGGAACGAAATCCACATTGTACCTTACGGCACACCAAAGCAGAACTTCTGCAAAACTCCTCTCGATGTGCTTTTCGATGATGAAGAACGCAACAGAACAAACTGGACTGGCAAGGCTTATGATGTGCAGAACATCTTGGAAATTCTCGCAGAAATGTGAGAATTTCCCCTTGACATTTTCAAACCGTTGTGCTATAATTTAATTACACCAAGAGGAAAGGAACTGATACCCCATGATGATTAACACGAATGAACCCACTTGCCCCACTTGCGGCGGCTCCCTCATTTCTATCTCACACTACGATGTTGAAGACCTCGACACAGGCACAATCGCAATGAGCGTGGTCGGTGGCTGTGACCACTGTGGCAACACCTATGAATGGGTTGAGTATTACGCCTACAAGGGTCACGCAGACATCAAGCCCACCCAAATCAGGGCGAGAGCAATTTGACGCTCTCGCCTTTTTGGCGCGCCGCCCACGACCCAGGCGGCACGAATTTCCATTATAACACTTCCTCAGCATTTTGTCAATAGGCAATTTGCACAAAGTTGCGAGAGGTCAAATTCCTGAAATTTGTGCATTTTGACTATTGACTTCTATTGGGGAGTGTGTTATACTGTACTTACAGATGAGGGGTGAGGTTTAATGCTGAGCCGCTCAAGCAGAAAGGGTTCAAACCCCTTGGGGGACGCCCCTAAAAGCCCCTCATCTTTTTAAAAAAAAATAAAAAAAGTGCTTGACAAACGGTCAATGCGGTGCTATAATAAAGATACAAAGAACGGAACAGAAAAGGAGACAGGAACAATGACTAAGGGAAACGCAATCAGATACTACAGAAAGTTTAGTGGCGCACAGGGTTACATCCTCGGTTTCACTTACAAGAAGAAGAACTACATGGCAATCGTTGATGAAATCATGCCTCGCTTCATTCGAGTAGAAAAAGAAGCAAGCAAAAAGGGTGGCAAGGAAAAGCTTCAGCTTCGACTGACTAATCAGCACATGGAACAGCTCATTCGCAAGGGCGCAATCGAAATCGACTACGAAGTAACCAACGGCAACAACGGCAGAAACTTTGAAATGTGGGTACAGAGATACTTCGGTCAGGTCGCAAGAGATTGGGATAATGACGGCTTTTGGGTTGGTGGTGATGTCAATGTGAACGGCATTGAGTATCAAATCAAATTCAACGGCGCACAGATTGTCACTTTCGACACTCTCCACAATTTGCAGAAGTGTGGCAAGGACTACAAAAACTATGTGCCTAAGCGTGGCAGAAAGAAAAAAGTTGCCTAAGGGGGTTGACAAACCCCCAAAGGTATGCTATAATAATACCAAGAGGTGAGATAAATGAAAAAGAAGAAAACCATTGACAATCGCATTTTTAAGAAAGAGGGCGAAGAACTGCAACAGTATTTGCACTTTCGCAAGCGTGGGTCAGTAGTCGAGAACAAAAAGGGCAAAGGCTCGTACAATAGAAAAAAGTTCAAGAAAATTGAAAAAGACTATTGACAATTAAATAAAAATGTGGTATAATAATTATAGAAAATAAAGAAAAGAGGTTGTTACTATGAAAATGTTTTCCGAAATGAGTTTGAAATCTATCCGCAACAAGTTGGCAAAGGTTGGGGTCACAATGAGTGACGAGCAGTTCAATGCTCTTACCTACTCCGAGTTGAAGAAAGTCTATCGCAAGGCGAGCAAGGCTTACAAACTCTATGAGCAGGTTGATGCAATCATCACCAAAGCACAAGCTCCCACTCCGCAGATGCCCTTGACCAATGACAGTCCCAAGAGCGTAAGCGCAAAAAAGTAAAAAATGGGGGTTGACAAACCCCCAAACCTATGCTATAATACAAGTACAAACCAAAAGAAAAGGAGAATGATACTATGAGTATTCGAGAAGTAGCAAATGCACTGAATGAGATTCGCGCAAACATGAGCAACCCCGAAGGTATGGTGGTTGCGTCCATCACAAAGGACGAAGTCATTTTTGAGAATGGGGTTGCCTATTCGCTGACAACGAAGCAGAGAACGCGATAAGGAAGAGCGAGGGGAAACCCTCGCTTTTTCCATTTCAAAATCCAAAATGCATCGGCCGGTCCACGTGCGCGCGGACCGGTGTTTTGGCCTAACCTTCCATTATAACATTTTTCGAGCAATTTGTCAATAGGCAAAATGCACAAAGATTTTCCTGTAATTTTGTGCAATTTGCCACTTGTATTTTGGTGGCTGATGTGGTATACTATTATTGTCAGTAAGGGAGAGAACAAAATCCCATCAAAAAGATTTTGAAAAAACCTATTGACAAAATAAAAAAATTATGTTATAATTATTATAGAAAAAAGGAAAAAGCCATTACCAAAAAATTTCTAAAAAAAGTTTTGAAAAAGGTATTGACAAATCCTAAAGAGTATGCTATAATAGTTATACAAGGTAAGGGAAAACCTACTGAGAGGTCAATAAAAAAATAAAAAAAAGTTGAAAAAACCTCTTGACAAACAACTCCCAATGTGCTATAATAAGAATGTAAAGAGGAACACCTCTTACAGAATAAAAAACTTGGGTCGTGACCTACCACGAGATTGGAGATTGATACTATGGCAAACACTAAGAAGATGACTAAGCGTGAGATGTTCGAGCAGATTAAGGCTTCCTACCCTCTGACTGAGGCTGAGGTTGAGTTCATTGACCA